CTACGTTTAATTATCAAACTCACGTTTAATTCAGGCTTTTCGACTTTAAAGTGAACGTTTATGGGGTTAAATATGAAAAATTGTATTGACAAATGTTCATATTAATTGTAGAATGGCTATCAGTCATCAGCGATCAGCACCTCACCGAACCGAAAGGAATAATTAAAAAATGAACTTAGCGAAAATCAACGAATTTGTCAAGGCGAGTCCGGCGATACAGATTCAGAGCAAAATCTCTTTACTGCAGCGTCGGGCGTGGAACGTGCTACTCGCCAATGCCTACAATGAACTCCCGAACCAAGAAATTCATCATGTAAGCATGGTAGAATTGGCGGCGAAACTCGGTTTCGATAGCAAGAACGAGGACTACTTGAAAGAGGTGTTAAGGCAACTCCGTGCGTGTGAGGTTGAATGGAATCTCCTGGGAAAAGACAACAAGCAGAGGTGGGGTGTCGCGGGTCTATTGGCTTCCGTTGAGATCGAAGATGGTGTCTGTACGTATGCCTTTGCGCCGCATCTGCGTCTGAAGCTTTACAACCCACGCGTCTACGTCAAGTTGAACCTACGTCTGCAAAACCGGTTCAAAAGGCAGTATGCGTTAGTTTTGTGGGAGTTGTGTTTCGACTACTTTGATACCGAACGGGACCAAGGCGAAACGCCCTTCATTTCGCTCGGTACGTTCAGAGAGCTTCTCGGGATCGGGAGTGATGAGTATCAGGCGTTTAGTATCTTCAACCGTGCCGTTATCAAACCCGCTGTCAAGGAGATCAATAAAGAGACCGACTATTTTGTGGAGGTCGAGCAGAAACGCGTTGGGCGTCGGATCGCCGAGTTGAAGTTCCGTATCACGAGGGTCAAGGAGTTCCCGGTCCAGGAGTCGCTGTTCCCGGATATAGAGAACCTCCCGCCGGTTGCCGTTGAGCTTGTCCAAGCGAGGATCGATCGGAACATTGCTCTGAAGATCGCTGGACAGGAGTGGGATTTTGTGAATCCTGAAAAGTTGCCGCTGTCTGGGGCGTACCCCGATTTTCTGGGGTATATTTCTGAGAAGATTGAGATGTCGCTGGATGCGGTAGGTGTAAAGAATCGTGCGGGTTATATCATTGAGGCGATCCGCGAGAACTATCAGGACGAGCGTGTGCGAAAAGAACGTCAGATGCGAGCCGAGAAAGTCAGAGAGAAGGAGCTCGAGGACTTGGCGGCAGAGTTCAAAGTCAAGCGAGATACCATCATCCGTCAAGTCATCCATGCGCAACCCGAACTCGTTGAGGTTGCCGCGGCGCGTATCCAGTCCTACTTCGTCCGCGACCGGCTGGATGCGCACGCGTCTGCGATGGTGGCGTATCAGAAAGGCGGTATGGTAAAGGCGGAGATCGACAGTATCCTTGCCGCGGAGTTCTGTCAGGAGTTGCTGGTACCTGTAGATGCGGCGTATGAAGACGAGAAGGCGCGCATCATGGGAGAGGTCTCCGGTTAGGAAGGGAAAGAGGTACCGAGTGGTAATCAGTGAAATCCGGTCGCTGTATCGCGACGACAACGATCTCTTTCGGACGGTCATCAAGCGGATCTATGAGGAATGGGATGCCGAGCAGGAGCAGTGGCATCTCAAGCGGATCGAGTTTATCTTTGAGGATCCGGAGTTGCCCCTGCCTTCCGATACGCCTGCGGTGGCTGTGGAGCAGCGGCACGGGTGGTTGATCCCGCCGGCATGGGAATTTGTGTCGGAGGTTTGGGAGTATGAGCGGAAGCCGGTGTCGGAGGTCGAGTATGATCATGAGGGTGAGGTAGGGATGATTAGATAGGACAGAAATGGGATTCGGCGTTATGAGGCGTGCTGCATGATGTTTTCACGATGCCAGTCTAATGCATGTTGGGATGGGTAGAGTTGATCGTGTTCCGGCAACAGGACAGCACTGTTTCTAAAAACGCTGAGCATCTTTAAGTGAAAAAACGGGTTATGAATGCTTGAACTCCCATCGGGTGTTAGCGCAGTATATCTGTGGAAAGTGTCAATCAAACTGTAAGAAAGCGGCATCCTGTTTTCATGGATGTCCCCTTGTTCAATGAGTTCAATAACTCCTAAAAGCAGAAAGGGTTTGTAAGGCGCGCCTGGGTATCTGCGTAAATTTCTTATTTTTTCGAGATATTCTTGAAGACTGTTTAACATTTTCCTATTCTGTCTCGTTGGTGGGTGTCTACTTCAGTGGTAAGCGTCGGTAACGAAAACCGATTATACCCGGGCATGTATTTTTGTCAACGCCCTGCAGCAAAGGGATGTGTCAATATTTTGTCCATTGTCTGAATAGCGGAGTTTGGGGGAGTCTCTGGTTCTCCAAAGGGTCAATGTTCAATGCTGAAGCGGTCCGCGTGCGTTTGTAATCTTTCGTTTTTTGTGTTATATTCTTCAAACCAGTTTTGGGTGGTGATACCATGAATCGGAGCCTATTCCGTTTCTGCCACCTTCCCACCGTGGTAGGGGGATAAAGGAACTGGGAGCTGGGAACACACCCAATTGCAGAGAAACACAGAACAACTCTTTCGGGACGGGAGAGAATAAACAATCTCTATTTTGGAGGCATTCCGAGTATTGACAATGCAACAGACACCAGCATCGGGACCCAATCCACAACAACAGGAAGCTATTCGTATCACAGAAGGACCCCTGCTCATTATCGCGGGGCCTGGTTCTGGCAAGACCTTTACACTCGTTGAACGGATTTACCATTTGATTTCCGAACACGACACTCCGCCGGAACGACTCTTTGTTTCAACGTTCACTGAAAAAGCTGCCGCCGAACTCATCACCCGGATCTCATCAAGACTGGCTGACGATAACATTGCAGTTAACCTCAACGAGATGTATATCGGCACGTTCCATTCCATCTGCCTCCGTTTCCTTGAGGAGCACCGAGACTTTACCCGATTGAAACGAAATTTCACGCTATTGGATCAGTTTGATCAGCAATATTTCCTCTATCAACATCTCTCTGAGTATCAAGAGATTGAGGGGAGCGATCATATCATAAACGGTTGGGGTTGGCGAGGAGCGGCGAATCTCATGAAGTGGGTGAATAAAGTGAGCGAGGAGGCACTGGATCCGGAAGATTTACTGAACGCCCCCGAGCTTGAAGTTCTGGCGTTGGGACGCTGTTATCAACAGTATCAGACACATTTGGAAGAAGATAACTATCTCGATTTCTCCACCATCCAGCTCGAAGCGTTGCGTCTGCTTGAGGGACACCCAGAGATACTTAACGAAATCCGCGATAAGATCCAGTATCTGATGGTCGATGAGTATCAGGACACCAACACCATCCAGGAACGTATCCTGTTCAAACTCGCCGATCCCGACTTCAACCTCTGTGTTGTCGGGGATGACGATCAGGGGCTTTACCGATTTCGGGGCGCGACAATACGGAACATCTTAGAGTTCCCACAGAACGACTTTTCAGGTGCCGACTGCCAGCAGGTCAGGCTCACCACGAATTACCGATCGCATCCAGACATCATCGGATTCTACAATCAGTGGATGGAAGAGCTGGACTGGACAGCAGACGGCAAGACCTTCCGTCATGCGAAGTCTATCATTCCAAACGCCGGAGAAGAATTTGCAGAGATGCCGACCGTGCTAAAAGTTGCAGGGGACCCCGAATCAGAGAACTGGCACGAGGAAGTCCTCGCTTTTCTTAAGCGTCTCAAGGATAGCGGGGCATTGATGGATTGGAATCAGGTCGCGTTTTTGTTTTCGTCGGTGCGGAATGAGAAGGCCGTTGCACTGGCGAAAGCGTTAGAGGCGGGTGGTATCCCGGTCTACTCTCCGCGTTCAAATCAATTCTTCGATCGTCCAGAAGTCCGCCTAATGATCGGTGCGTTAATCTTCCTCTTTCCGCAGTTTCCAGAAGTTCGGAAATGGAGGAGTGATGCTACGCTTGATATCTGGAAGTATTACGACGAGGAGTGTGTCAGGGCGTTTATCACGGAGCTCCGCAGTCCTGAGAATCAACCGCTGCTGGCGTGGTGCCGCAGGCGAGCAAAAGTGCATCTCACACTGACAAAGGGGACAGACTATGCCTTTTCTGGGTTGTTCTATGAGTTGTTGCAGTTTCCTATGTTCAGTCAATATCTCGGAGACGCAACACAGGGTGGCGCGATTGACGGTCGGCCTGCGCGTAACTTAGCCATCTGCTCGCAATTACTCAATAAGTTTGAGTATCTCCATCACATCGCCGTCCTCACGCCCAACAATCTGGATGGACATCTCCGACGACTTTTCAATCAGTTTCTCCGTTTCCTTAAGGATGGCGGGATCGACGAATATGAGGATGCATCCGAATACGCGCCGAGCGGATGTGTGTCGTTTATGACGATTCATCAGTCGAAGGGCTTGGAGTTCCCTGTTGTAATGGTCGGATCCATGTACTTCGTGCCTCGCAAACAGTACACTAAACTTGATGAGTTGCTTCAGGAAAATTACTACAGTAAAGAGTTATTTGAGCCGCTGGAGCAGACCAAGAACTATGATTTCTGGCGGCTGTTCTATACCGCGTTTTCCAGGGCACAGAATCTGCTACTCCTCACGTGTCAGGAAAAGACGACAGGACGGCGGGTTCCGTCAAGGTATTTCAAGTCTGTCTATGATCCGGTCTGTTCTTGGCGAGATACGTCGTTTCACCCCGAATATCTCAGACTCGAAACAATCAAGGACGTGACGTTGAAGAACGAGTATTCGTTCACATCCCACATCACTGTTTTCGAGGATTGTGCGAGACAGTACAAGTTTTATCGCGACCTCGGCTTCGCCCCGATCCGCCGGAATCCAATTCTTTTTGGGACGTTAGTGCATCAGACGATTGAGGACATCCACAAAGCCGTCTTACGGGGCGAGGAGCAGATCGTCACAGAGTCACAAATCGAGGATTGGTTCAACGCCAACTATACGCATCTCTCCCGTCAGGAGCGTCTCTATCTGAGTGCCGGTGGCCAAAAAGCCGCATTAGAGCATATCCTGAATTATGCGTACCGCGAACGAGGCACTTGGGATCGCCTCCGCGAGACGGAGGTCGCAGTGTCGCTTGTCAAGGAAGCGTATCTTCTCAAAGGGCATGTGGATCTGATTCGGGGCGAAGATGACACGGTGGAGATTGTCGATTTCAAGTCGGAAAAGAAACCCGATCTCGTTAGCGAACAGGAGCGGGTAGATCGTTATCGTCGTCAACTGGAGGTGTATGCACATATCATCGAAGGGCGGACAGGTCAGGCAATTAGCAAGATGCATCTCTACTACACAGGTGAGGACGACGGTAATCCATACATCAGTTTTGACAAAGACGCACGATCGATTGATCAAACAATGGAAACGTTTGATGGGATTGTCGCACGTATCGAAAACAAAGACTTCGCGATCGCTGCCCGTCCAGATAGGCTGTGTCGGAATTGTGATATGAAGGCATACTGTGATGCGATGTAACCAAACTGGGCCATTAACAAGTTGTCCGCAAAACAAGGAGTTATCTCTTGGCGACACAAACTGAAATCAATACTTCTGAATCTGTAGAATCCGTTGAAACCTATGAATTCGAGTCTATTCAGGGCTACCCGATGCTCAACTGGAAGGGCAAACGTCCGTTTGAGTCTACGCAATACTTTCCTGCTCAGCTCAAAGAAGTATACGGTGAGCAAGTTGACGGTTGGACAAACAAAATCTATTGGGGCGATAACTTGCAGGTGATGAGCCACCTCCTGAAAACCTACCGTGGAAAAATTAACCTGATTTACATCGATCCCCCGTTCGACTCGAAAGCCGACTACAAGAAGAAGATAGAACTGAAGGGGAAAAAGGTAGAAAACGACCGGACGGCTTTTGAAGAGAAGCAGTACACGGACATCTGGACGAACGATGAATATCTGCAGTTTATGTATGAGCGGCTGATTTTGATGAAAGAGCTGTTGACGGAGGATGGCTCAATTTACCTTCATTGTGACCCAACTAATGGGCATTACCTGAGAGTACTTATGGATGAAGTTTTTGGCATCGGACAGTTTCAGAATGAGATTGTTTGGCATTATCAGGCAGGAACTGGTCCAAAAACCGCTTTCAAGAGAAAGCATGATATTATCTTGTTTTACGCCAAAGCGTCTGAATCTTGCTTTAATCGACAATCAAAGCCTGTTAGAAACCCCGCCAGATATAAATATATTGATGAGGAAGGTCGTGCTTATGACGTAAATGGGCAGGGAAAACGCTATTATTTGGACGAAGGACAGACTTGTGATGACGTTTGGACTTATATCCAAGAGAGTCAATTTCAACAACTGAATTCACAGGCAAAAGGACGAACTGATTACCCTACCCAAAAACCTGAAGCCTTGCTCGAGCGCATCATCAAAGCCTCATCCAATCCGGGTGACCTCGTCTTTGACTGTTTCATGGGGAGTGGCACGACGCAAGCCGCCGCGATGAAACTCGGTCGCCGTTTCATCGGAGCGGACATCAACCTCGGAGCGGTGGAAACCACTACAAAACGCCTCCTCAGTCTTGCAGCAGAGATTCAGGAGGAAAATACTTATCATTTGTTAAGAGAGGGGGGGCAGAACCTCTTGTCTATACAGGCTTTGAGGTCTATAACGTCAATCACTACGATATATTTCGTAATCCTGTTGAGGCGAAGGCATTACTTATTGAAGCGTTAGAGATTCAGAAGTTTCCTGCTGGTGGGATCTACGATGGCGAAAAAGAGGGTCGCATGGTGAAGCTCATGCCGGTCAATCGGATTGCGACCCGTGCGGACCTCAATGAACTGATTACTGGCTTTGACTATAGGGCGTTTCAGAAGCGTCAGGAAGAACACCCCACACGTCCGGTTGAAAATTTATTGCTTGTCTGTATGGGACACGAACCTGATCTCGCTGCTGTCTTGAAGCGCGAAGTCCCTCACACGATTGAAGTGGAGGTCATGGACATCCTGCGGGATAAATCTGAGTTAGAGTTCAAGCGCGAATCCGAAGTGCGAATCATGTGTCGAGATGGACAGTTAATCATAGAGCAGTTCTTCCCGATGAACCTGCTCCAGAAGTTAAGCCTGATGCAGGAGAACGTTGAAGATTGGCGAGAGTTGACCGAGTCCGTAAAAGTAGACTTTAACTATGACGGTGCAGTATTGAATCCGTCGGTGGTTGATCTGTCAGAAGACGATACATTCGTCAAGGGGATGTACCCAATCCCCGAAGACGCAGGCACAATTCGGGTAAAAATCACAGATCTATTGTCGGAATCTTTGGAGGTGACAGTGGAATAACCCCTTAGATGAAGATAGGCAATCGGTCTGTTAAGCAGAAGGAGATAGATTTTGGCAACACAGACCGATGAGACCTATCAATTTGAACCGATTCGGGGCTATCCGATGCTCAACTGGAGAGGCAAACGCCCGTTTGAGTCCACACAATACTATCCTGCCCAATTGAAAGAGACATGCGGCGAGGAAGTAGACGACTGGACAAACAAAATCTATTGGGGCGATAACCTGCAGGTCATGAGCCATCTACTCAAGTCCTACCGCGGGAAGATTAACCTGATTTATATTGATCCCCCGTTTGACTCAAAGGCGGACTACAAGAAGCGGATAGCACTGGAGGAGGAAACAGTAGAGAACGACCGGACGGCTTTTGAAGAGAAGCAGTACACGGACATCTGGACGAACGATGAATATCTGCAGTTTATGTATGAGCGGCTGATTTTGATGAAAGAACTGTTGGCAGACAATGGGTCCATCTACGTCCATTGTGACTGGCGGATGAATAGTTATCTTAGGTTGATATTGGACGAGATTTTTGGAAGCGGGAATTTTAGGAATGAAATTATTTGGACCTTTGGTGGCAAAGGAATGGCAAACGTGAAGAAAAACTATTTCCGCAATCAAAACTCCATACTCTTCTATAGCAAGACAGATTCTATAAAGCCAAACTTGAAATCTGGTATCGTTTCTCAATCGGTGATTGATAGGTTTGGTAAGTACATGAATGACAACTATCAAATTATTTTTCAAAAACTACGAAACAGTGGGGATACATTGGAAATTCAAAAAGCAACTGCTGCCTTTGTTAGGAAACATGGTCGCCCCCCGAATGACGATGACATTGTTCGTGATTATTCGGAAGGCTCTTTCCTGAGAGATGTTTGGAATGACATTGTCTGGTGGGATGACCTCGTTTGGGATAACATTGTTTGGGATGACATTCCGATCGTCCGGCAAAACGAAACTTACCAAGAATTTGTTGGCTACCCCACTCAAAAACCCGAGGCACTGCTCGAACGCATCATCAAAGCTTCATCTAATCCGGGTGACCTCGTCTTTGACTGTTTCATGGGAAGCGGCACGACGCAAGCCGTGGCGATGAAACTCGGTCGCCGTTTCGTCGGAGCAGACATCAACCTCGGGGCGGTGGAAACCACAACGAAACGCCTCCTCAGTCTTGCAGCAGAGATTCAAAAAGGGACGGATCAATCTGAAATCAGCAGCCAAGAGGAAGGATCAGCAGATTCTCAGACCTGCTACACAGGTTTTGAAGTCTATAACGTCAACCACTATGATGTGTTCCGAAATCCCGTTGAGGCGAAGGCTCTGCTCATAGAGGCTTTAGAGATTCAACCACTCCTCACGGGTAGCATTTACGATGGCGAAAAAGAGGGTCGCATGGTGAAGCTCATGCCGGTCAATCGGATTGCGACCCGTGCAGACCTCAACGAACTGATTACTGGCTTTGACTATAGGGCATTTCAGAGACGGCAAGAAGAACACCCCACACGCCCGGTTGAAAAGTTGCTGCTCGTCTGTATGGGACACGAACCCGACCTCGCTGCTGCCCTACAAAACGAAGTCGCGTTCGATCTCGACATAGAAGTGATAGACATCCTACGGGACAAGTCCAATTTAGAGTTCAGACGCGAGTCCGAAGCGGGGATCGTCCACAGCAGTGGGGAACTGGTCATAGAGAGTTTTTATCCGATGAATCTGCTCCAGAAGTTGAGTTTGATGAAAGAGAATGTTGAGGATTGGCGTAAACTGGTTGAATCCATAAAGATTGACTTCAACTATGACGGTGCTGTGATGAATCCGTCGGTGGTCGATCTGTCGGATGGCAGTACATTCGTTGAAGGCACTTATCCGATACCAAGGGATGCCGGCACAATCCGAGTGAAAATCACGGATCTGCTGTCGGAGTCTTTAGAAGTGACAGTGGAATAGGAGAGACAAAAATGGCACGAGCAGCACGAAACGCAATTAACATCGATTTTGCTTTTTTTACCTACCTCCGCATCTTTTATGCCGAGAATCGGGGTCGGATTCGCAACCACTTCCGGGATCTGTCCAAGAAATTCCTGGATTTCAACGATCCAGAGTCGGGGGCGTTTTTGCGGCAGCCACAGTTTGAAGCGTTAGAGATGTACGTCTTCCTCAAGGAATACCTGAACAATCGGTACGTTCACCAAATATTCACCGACTGGCACGAAAAGCAAAACGGGTTTGAAGCCCGGTCGAATCTTGGTGTCGAGCAACTTGGGTTGTTTGGTGATCTGAATGAGACACAATATCGACGAGTCTTCGATTATATCCGCCAATCGGGAGTACGCAGTTACCCAAACTATATCTTCGCACTCCCGATGGGCACCGGTAAAACGATTCTCATGGCGACCTGTATCTTCTACGAGTTTCTGCTCGCCAACAAGTTCCCGAAAGACCCGAAGTATTGCCATAACGCCTTGGTATTCGCTCCGGATAAAACAGTTCTACAATCGCTGAAAGAGATTCAGACTTTTGATATGGGGCGTGTCGTGCCGTCTGAATACGTCAGTTTTCTGTCAAGTCATATCCGGTTCCACTTCCTTGATGAAGCAGGGACTGCACTCTCAACGATGGATCGTTCGTTGTTTAACGTCATCATCTCCAACACCCAGAAGATTATCCTCAAAAAGCAGCATACCGAGGGAAGCGCGAGTGACCGCTTGTTTCAGAGCGGCCAACCGACCTATCAACCGGGGAGCGTCTACGATGAGGCTGCCGATCTTTATGGCTTTGATACGCCTGAAGACGAGAACGAGTTGACGACCAACCAGCGTTTCCAAAAGTTGACGCGACTTGAGCAACTCGGTATCTTCGTTGATGAAGCACATCACGCCTTCGGCAGCAAATTAGCAACGGACATGGGGCTTAAGAAATCAAAGACCAGTCTCCGGCTTACGATTGATGAATTGGCGGCGAGTTTGAAACGCGCGGGAACCCGTGTCTGTGCTTGCTATAATTTTACAGGGACCCCTTACGTTGGGCAACAGGTGCTCCCCGAAGTCGTCTACGGTTATGAATTGAAAGAAGCGATCGACAAAGCGTTCCTCAAGAAAGTGATGCTTCACAGCTACACCAATCCGCGAAGTTCAGAGTTTGTCGAACTCGTTGTTAAACATTTCTGGGAGAACCATGGCGAGCAGCGTCACGAACGGATGCTACCGAAACTCGCCCTCTTTGCCGCGACTATTGACGAGTTACAGAACGAGCTCCGTCCTGCCGTCGAATCCGCATTGAGCGATCTGGATGTCCCAACCTCTCGTATCCTCGTCAATGTCGGCGACCCCAAGTTGACTTCCAACGATGAACTGCGTGAGTTCATTAATCTGGATACGCCAGCATCTGAGAAACAGTTTATCCTGTTGGTGAATAAAGGGAAGGAGGGGTGGAACTGTCGATCACTGTTCGGCGTGGGGCTTTATCGCAAGCCGAGATCGAAAATCTTTGTTTTACAAGCGAGTATGCGATGTTTACGTCAGATTGGCGAGGGCCAGCAGACAGAACACATCTACCTCTCAAGAGAAAACACAGAGATTCTGGATGATGAACTGCAACAGAACTTCCGCGTCAGCCTTGATGAGGTCGGCAATATCGGTGTAGAGAAACGCGATTACAAAGTGCAGGTCAAGATGCCGCCGGTAAAAGTGAAGCTCCAGCGCATCCGAAGAATGTATCAACTGGTGGAGAAGCCCTCGCAAGACGGGCTCTGTTTAGAGTTCGATCAGGCAGACACAGAGAAATATCGTATCGAATACGAACGACGCGAAGGGCTTGCCGCGACGCAGTCGGTTTTAACCAAAGATGTAACCGCATACCGGGAAAAACGCGAATTCAGTCAGTTGACGCTGTGTGCAGAGATCGCCCGCTACTTGAATCACTCGCCCTTAGAAATAGAGGACATCCTGACAAACACACAGGAAGGGATGGCGAAGGTCCTTCAGCATGTCAACGCGTTCAATGAACTGATCTATGACTGGATTGTTCCGCGTCTTTTTAATGCCTTGTATGATCTGAAAGAATTTGAACATCACGAACCGGAGGAGATTGAACTCGTCAAAGCACCGGAAGACGGATATTACAAAGTCCGAGCAAAGCCGGACTTGGTCGTCAAAGACGACGCGACGGAAGGCATCAATCACAAACATAAGAGTTTCCATCTCGACACCTATGCTTTCGACTCCCAGCCGGAGCGGACTTTATTCTGGTCTCTGCTGATGGAAGGGAGAGTGAAAAAGGTATATTTCACCGGTATGTTGACGCATGGACAATCCGACTTCTACATCCAATACATCGATCCGGATTCCTATGCTGTCAGGCGATATTACCCCGACTTCCTGATGCAAAAGGATGATGACTCGTGGACAATTGTGGAAGTGAAGGGCGATAATAAGATTGAGGACGAGATAGTGCAGGCGAAGAAGAAAGCGGCAACAGAAAAAGCGAATGTGAGCGATATGTCGTATGAAATTATTAAAGGCAGCGACGCAGAGGCGCGCCGGTATCAAGCGTTGTTGGAGTAAATCCATTAGCGTCTTACGTTATAGGCAGGCGAAACATCGAATTCGGTTTTGGGAGTGCTGTGGATAGACTGAAGATCTCGAATAGCTGGATAATGTTATAGAAAAAAGGGACGGGAAATCTAACTCCCGCCCTTTTTGCTGCTCCTTTTATCTTCCGATCAAGTATCCGATAATGATGTTCCCATTACCATCCTCTTTCTCATCGTTGTAAGTAAAAACGTCTTGGCGATCGCAGTTACTGAAAACATGGGGATCTAGAAGAAAAAGGGTGAATGATTCTGGATCGGGTATCCCTTCGATGTGTGCAATTTCCTCGAGGATAGGGACTTGCAAACATTGGTAGAACGCACCGAATTCGATGTTTCGCATGCCTATCCTGTTTTGCGTCCATCTGACGATCGCGGGGGTGTCCGTCGGTTCGAGGTAGAGGTGCTCGGTGCCCAGTGCCAAGATAATACCTGTGCCGGTCCAGTTTTTAATTCTCATTGTGTTCCGGGAGCGATTGCTCGCTCCCGTCTCCTTTCCTGTTGGCTACTCATCCGAGTCAATGAACGTATGGGTGAGTTTGATGAGTTTCTCCTGGAGTTCAGTCGGTATCCACGCTGCAGCGGTCTCTGCATCGAATTCAGCGATACGGGTATTCTGACCGCCTCCTTCCACCTTGATAACGAGTTCCGTGATACGGGCTTCCGTGAGCGCAGCAATGAGTGGTATCCGTACCGGCATCGCTTGCATCCACTCGGTATCTGCGTGAATGTCTGCGGTAGTGGTTTTGAAATGCCGGATGTCTGCTGTCAGGGTCTCATCTGTGATAGCGGGCGTAGGTTCGGTGAACTCCCGTGTCCTACCGCTGGGGTGACCGAACCGTTCATCAAACCTGTTAGAGAACGCAACTTCGCTCACATCGCGCGGATATTCCGCTAACGCATTGAACATCGCCTTGCGGGCATTCGCCCATACCTGTTCCAGTGCCTCGCGGTCCTTTCGGATTTTATCAGAGACTTCCGCTTTAAAGGTCAACACCCAATCGGCTTCGTTCTGAATATCCGAGTAGATGCGTTCAAACATCTCTTGAACCTCAGTGAGTTGCGCCGGTGTGTTTGCTTCGTGGCGTGCATCGACATCGAAACCCGTCTGTGTCTTGACGAGTTTTTGGAAAGCTTTGAAGGCAGAGCTATGAACAGGTGTATGGGTATTGCCGGGGGTCGGGCTCAATGTCTCATCAAAAGCACGGACGACTTGATCGTGCCAGTCGTAGCAGTCGCTGCGGGCAACACTGAGTGCGTCCGTTTCGCGCTGGATCGCTTGGCACCGTGCGATAACCTCTGGGTCGTCTGTGAGTATGTAGTTATGGATTTTCTTGAGTTGCGTCATGGACAGCTGGTGCGGGATACCGTCTGATTTGATGTTGAACCGCTCGCAGATATAGGCGTTGAAAGCCTCCATTTGGAAACCGTGTCGATCGAGGAACCGGCTGCCGTCGGATCGCTGGTCGAACAGCCCACTTTTCCGGATAGTGTACCAAAATTCGGAGCGTTCTGCGGGCGTGGCTTCCTTCGGCTTCTGACGGACGGCAACCGTGTCGCCTTCCTCGTTTTCGCGATAAGGGTCAGCGATAACCGACCTTAGCGATTCAATCCGTTCCCGTGAGACGTTCCATTCTTTTTCCAACTTCGGGGAGGCTTCGCCAATTAACGATTCCACCTGCTTACGCCAGCGGCGGACGGTGCCTTCACCGACTTTCCACAAGCCGGCGAGGGAGACGTTGGTTTTCCGCAGATATTTCGGGAGCAGGAGGAGTTGGAAACACGCAGCGCGTCGCTCTTGCTCGGTGAATGCGAGTCCGATGCCGGGGGTCGATGCGACATCGAACTGAAAGTTATCCAGCGACATCATTTCGATCCATTCTTCCTCAGTGCCGTCGTGGACTTCAGCGAAAATGAGGTCTATTTCCGCTGCGAGCGCGGCTTTCCTGCGGTGGTGTCCGCACGCCACGAGATACGGCTTATCCGTCTGGATGGGGATGTTCGATGCCTCAAAAGCGATGATCGGGTATTCGGGCAGGTAACCGTTTTGCCGCATAGATTCCGCGAGGCTCTCGATGTGTCCGGGGTGCTCTTTGCGGTTGTTCACTGTCCAGATGTCAGCGAGGTCGTTTGGATGGATCCATAGTGTTTTCATCATGCGAAATGATAGGGGGTAGTCGCCTACTCCCGTCCTGATAGGTTAGGGATAGAGTTCACGCACAAAAACGAGACTGCCGGCTTCATAGAAGGTATAGTGAACCTGCTTTGACGCGATCCCGTCCTTGCACGGCTTGCAGAGTTGGACAACGAAGGTGACGGATCTGCGTCGGTTATCTACTCCGATGCCTCGGTATTCCTGTGTGTCGTGGGAGTCGCACTCGCGGACACAACATTTCGGTTTCTGGGTTTCCATTGGAAAGTCCTCCTAAAAAACGACATAAGCGATCCAGCCGAGAGTCAGGCTCGCGAGGAGGCAAGCGATCTCGGCAATCGTTTCAAGCACAGTGCTTTTAGTGGATGTGAGGGGCGGTCGATTGGCAGGCTCCAGTAGACTGCCGGGGATGCGTTTGATGTGAAGTTTCCGCATTTTTGACTTAAGCGCGCCGATTGCGGTATAATTGCAAATGGCGCGATCCTCCTTAATTGGCGTTAGGGTTGATTTGTTGTCATGGGCGGTGTTGGCGCACCGCCTTTCCTGTTTTAACTCCGTCTCGGTTTGATTCGGAAGTTCCGCTCGCCCTCGTAGGTGAGGGTTTGCAGAACCGCTTCCCATTTGTCGCTTTCCGCCCATCGATGGACGGTGCGCTCGGTTGTGTTGAGCAGGCTGGCGATCTCTTTCGCGTCGCGGGTATGCGTGGCGAAGAGCCCAGCGGCTACAGTGACGAGGATATCTGTCTCGGCTTTACTGCGTTTGGGCATACGCTCTCTCCTTCCTGGGTAGCGTGTGTGCAGGCGGTGGGTGTTCCCGCCTGCGGGTTGGGGTTTATTGAGAAATCTCAATCTGACGCATGACAGTCTCGACTTCCAATTTGACAGGTTCTACGGGTTTCGTGCTGCCATAGAAAGCCGACATCCACCGAATTCTGCGTCAATCTCCAAATCATAGTCGAGTTGCGCTTGTGCCGTCTCCCACATCGCCATCGGAGCGTTCTGGAGATGGATCGCGACGATCTGGATGATACCGGCACGGGTCTTGTTTGAAAGCCCGCCTGCCCAACTGCGCGGTGTGAGATCTCTTCCGGTCGTCGTTTCGTGGGCATACCAGCGATCCCCCGCTTTAACGACTGTGACGTGTAAGCCTCTGAAGCATTTGCCTAACCCTTCCACGCTGTAGCCGGGGGTTGCCGTGCCATTGAGGGTAAGTGTTGTTCGCTTGAATGTCAACATCTGATAATCCTTTTTAAGTTGACTTCAGCGAGGCATTTCAGATAGAATTAAAAATGCCAAGCCGAAGTTGATCCTTTGGGTTTTGGTACCGGGGGGTGTTGCATCACCCCTCATTTACTTATATAGGATACCCTATATAAGATTATATGTCAAGTAAAATCGTATCAATTTAGACTTTTTTCGTAAAAAATTGCGAAATTCGGTCATTTTTTCCCTCCAATCGTGTGAATTCGGCAGGAATTGGGCGGGATCTTGTGAGAGAACGCGCGCCGCGGTGAACAACAGGTGAACAATCGGATTGAAGGTTACTTGACATATTCCCCTTTTGCGCGGGCGTTTCCGCGTTCAGGTTTCGGATCGCTTCTGTGGGAGTGGCGGTTTGATAGCAAATTCTGGGTATCTGAACGGGTATCGCCCGCAATGCCCGCCGGGGTCAGGCGGTGCCCAGTGGCGGCTTTGCGCATGCAATGTCCGCCACATTCTGCTGCTACCCGTTTTGCGAGGGTTTGGATCGCTTCGTGATAGTCCATGCGTGCCGCGTTCCGAACGCCCCGTGCTTTGAGCAGGTGCCGGACGTTCACGAGGTTTTGCCGTTCCACTGTGCGCATTTCCCCTTTAGGTGGGTATGTGCGTAGATAAAAGTTGAGTATCATGATGCCCTCGCTTCGTGTTTCAGTTTCCAAGCCGAATTCTGATAGACCCACTCCACGGCTGAACCGAGATCGGTAATAGCGGTGGGGATCGGACGGGTCAGTTTGAAATCGCGATCAACGACGTTGACAGAATAGCGACCGCGATGATAGTTGAGCCAAGCGACAACAGGGGCACGTTGCGAGCGATATGTCATGTTGCGTTCGTCGAGAAACATCCCAGCGTTTTCGCGTATAGATTGCCACCCCAACCCCTGAATCTCACCGTCTGTGTTAGATGCGGCGGGATGTGCTTGCGAAACGTGCTTTGCTTCAAACTTCTCTTTGGCAGCCCGACTGATGAAAACCACCCATACCTCTTTTTTACCCTGCAGACCGAGTTGGTCGGCAGGGTATTTTGCTGGCGCGTATTGGCGGCGAAGTTCTGCCCGTTTCTCTGCCTCGCGCCACGCGTCCCAGAATTCTGGCGTGGCGATGGCGTAATGCTCATCGTTGAATTCGAGGTTGAAGGCGGTTCTGATTTTATGTTGCCGCTCTTGTTCTCGTGCGCGGTAATACATGAAAAGGGGTTGGCTGCTCATGATGCACCGCCTTTGCTGAGGATTACGTCCACTTCAGCGAGCAGAGTTTTCAGATGGTTTTCCTGATTTTCAATGAGTTGAAAGGTATGTTGATCGAGTCTGTTCAGCCGATACGCCAAACACCCTTGCTGGTAGAGGAACCGGAGCGCATCGAGCAGTGTATTATGGTTGAACTTCATTTTGTAGTGTGCTGTCGCGACGAACAGGATCTCGTCAATAATCAACCAACCGCTGTGGTTGTCTGAGGCGTGCATCCACTTCAGAACTTCAAGAAGGGTTGGAGGCGGAACTTCCTCGGATTTGGAATTCACCGGTGCGGATTTAGGATGGGTTTCCGGTGCAGAAATGGAAGGGGCGGTTTCACGAGGTGCGTTGATATGCCGTGTTAGGAACCCGCCACGTGTCGTGATGTTGAGCGTGCGTTTTCCTTTTGCACCGAAGAGCGTGATTTTGACTTGTTTTTTCATGCGTTGATCCTTAAGTTTTGTTAGGGGGAGCTGCAACTCCCCCTTATGGGTGTTTATCGCCGCCAGGGTGTGAAATTGAGTGTGAGTTGCCCGGAGTCTGTGTCGGTCGGCAGAGTCGGAGTCTCGATTTCATCTGACAGGAGATCGACGGTATTGATGTTGACAGATTTTTCCTCGATGCGCGCACTGGAACGTTCATCGAGGAGGAACGTATAAATTCGGAAGGGATAGACATCGGAGTGGCATACCCAGCTGGGATAGCCACTCAACACGATATCGCCATTTGCGGTTGGATAGAGGAAAAAGGATTTTGTCATGCGATGTTTCCTTTCAAGCGGAAGGTATGCTGACCGAGTGAATTCCGTTTGTGTTCGATATGTCCCGCGTGCCAGAGAGGACGGAGCAGATCAAGGAGGGACGTGGTATTGATTTTGTAGTTGAAGTGCTTGGTAGCAACGACGACGATTTCATCTTCAGTGAGCCAGTCGCCGAAAATGGGGCAATCTGCCATCTTTTGAAGGACGACGAGAATGGCGGTAGGGGAGTCAACTTCTGTTAATTCGGGTTGAGGTTTTTCTATGGGCGTTTTATCGACAGAAACCAACATCGAAAAACTATATTGCGGTTTTGGTGTTTTACTGCCGCATCCACCCCAAGGGCGAATGGTTCGGCAGTGCCAACACTTTTCCCAGAGCTGCCGCTGGTGAGGTTTGATGTCTGCCTCGGCAGGTGGCGGAATAGGTGAGCCGCATTTTGTCCGGGCATCGCCATGTGGTGAGAGCCATACCCATCTGCCTTCGTACCAATGCGGTGCACCAAATCCAGGGTGTTTCCGCCACGCTTCCGCAAGCATTTCAGCGGTTGGAACTTTTTTATCGTTCACTGTAAATTCCTTTTTGGGTTGACTTCGGTAGGATGTTTGCGGTAAGATTAAAACAGCCAAGCCGAAGTTGATCCTTGGGTTTTTGGTTCGAGGGGAGCTGCAACTCCCCTCATTTTTCTTATATATAGGATACCATATATAGGATTATATGTCAAGTAAAATCGTAATAAATTTACATTTTTTTGCCGGAATTCGCTAATTTTTTTGGAAAACACTCAGTTTTTTTGGAGTAGAGTCGGGAAAATAGGTAGAAATTAGGGCAAATTCCGGGAAAAACCGCCAGAAAACGCGCGCCGTGGTCAGCGATTGACGGAGGATCGGTGTGCGGATTACTTGACGTATTCTAATAGTTTTTACTTTGTTCCGCGCCCAATGTGCAAACCCAGCCACGAATTAACCGAAAACCGCCGCGTAACGGAGTGGAGCGGCGACCCGAAGCCCATGCAAGCGAACGCGCCCAACCGACGATGGCCCAGGCCCAACCGAAACTGAACCGAGAACCGCCCACCGCCAAAACACTGCTACTGTTTGATTAAACTCTTTTTCCAAGACTGACAACCCCGCGCAACCGTTGACCTTCGCAAGCCAACCCAACTGCCTGAAACACCCGAATGGTAGGCAGACACGTAACCTTGCGATGATGCTTGTGTATGTTCTGCCAACGTGATTTGGCGTAATCGCCAACCCGTACCAATTCTGCTAAAAACTGCGACAACAGTTAAGCGACCGATGGCGTTGTCTAGAGGGAGGCGGGGCGTGTGCGTTTATAGAAAATCTGCGGGCATGTACTGATTCCGAGTTGGGTATTTTGAGAAGATACATAGCGAAGGCAGCGCGCACAAAGGCGAAGCGACACCCCTGCCTGCGCACGACGACTGCGCCTGCTGTAGCGGTGAAGTGCTGAGTATGTTGTTTTCTGAAAGCCCGCAACCGATCGCTCTGCGACTGCACACGCCAACGGGGGTTGCGGGTGGGTGTATTCGTATTTATAGGGGTTGCGGCGTGATTTGTGATGGCGGGCAATGCGGGTATGCGGCGGCACAACCCGCTTTGCCAAGCGACACGGATATTCACGCTTGGCGTGTCTTTGCTTTTCTCTTTTGTGATGGGACGTTAGATGTAAAGCAAGCGAAGGTTGCGCGCGGGGCAAGTTCCGCCTGCGAAGTTGACAACGACAGTTAGTGGAGTGTGCCGGTAGTGGAGCTTTTTGGAGCGGACGGCTACGAGCGTCCGTGCAGGCACGAGCATAGCGGACTGCCCAAAGGTCGACCGAGCGTAGTAGCGACTGGCGGGCGGTGTGGGTGATGCGGCGGCACAACTCACTACGCCACGCCATCAAGCGGATAATGAGATGAGAGGTCCCTGTAACGCTTGCGCTGTCTTATCTTCTAAAGCGCGTCAGCACCGATTAAGGGGATGGTGGTCGGGCGATTGTGGCGGTGGCTAAAATGGGTATTTATATGCGTTCGAGATGGAAGGTACTGCGCTCTCCGGTACGTGGGTATCGATGCGAGCGTTTGTATGTACCATTGGGGAGGCACGTCCAGGGACTCCAATTTTGGAGATGAAATCTTTTCATCAAAACATGTTTCACAGATTTGGCGGTATATCCCTCGATGGGAGCTGTCTCATGAGAGAGCACCTCGCCCTCGCGATTGTACACGGTGTAGGTGTATCGGAAGTGGAGAAGTTTTTTTAGTCTTCTATCCAAGGCGAGATATTCCAGAGACGTTGCCACCAGTTTCGTTCCAGTAGGCGTGTTAACTTTTCACTACAGGTTTCAAGACGAGTTTTCGCTGCTTCCGCCTGAGCTTTGAAGCGGTTGCGTTCTTCGATAAGTCGCTTATTTTCTTTATGGACGTTGAAGCGTTCGAGTTCGGACTTGAGGGCAATCTCAATGAGTTTCGCTCTTGAGATACCGAGTGCCTCCGCCTTTGCGTCGAGGTCTATGCGTAATTTTCTGTCCACATCACTGGAGACTCTTACTTTTGTCATGGTGGCTCCCTTCGTTAAAAACCTATCCCTTACCCTTTTTTTTAGTTGCCAAAGGTCATTGAGAAATTTCAAAATACAAGAAATCCGGGTTGTGCGGCGTACATATCGCTTCTATTGATAATGATCTGATGCGGGCCCCGGATGTCAACGGCATCGGCGATGACCGTTACCGTCCCTGTTGCACCGAGATAGACGTCTCTGAAGATCGTCAGTGTTATCACGGTATCGACAGGGAAATTGGACGGCACGTCATTCGCTCCCGGGTTCTCCGCCCTTCTGAGCCGAATCCGGGCTCTGCCATCGGTATAGTTTATCTTGGAGGCGATTGTACCTTCAAAATGGTGACCGTTATCCCCGACGATTCTGATTTTATGGAGCTCGTTGATGATCGCATCTATCGTGCTACGAATATCGATGCCATCGCTGTTCGTGTGTGCGATAGTGATATTAAGAAATGAACCGCCAAGGGTCAGTGTCGCATTGCCACTGGATAGCTCTGAAGTCGTGACCGTGAAGCTGCCGAGAGGCGTTTGAGCGATTGTCGGTTTATCGCCTTCCCCGCCTGTCCAGTCGGTGATTTGCATGACCCGCCGCTCACCATCGGAAGCCACTGTAAATATAGGAAACCAGCCATCAAACGTTTCTGAACCGTCGCTGGCGTTACTCCCGTAATACCTGCTTACGATTCCGCCTCGTATCATTTGCTACTCCTTACGCAAGCGTGCGGAAACCCAGTGCCTTGTGGCGCACGCTGCCGACTACCCGTGTACGTTGTGTTTCGCGATGTGGACTTCAGCCCCAGCGTTTGCGGTCGTGAGTCGGTACTCGTAGTCTCTGACGAGTCTGACATCGAGGACATCCCCGACTGTAGTCAGTGTGATTTCTTGACCGTTGAATCGGGTGTTATGCCACGTTGTCGTGCCTGGGACTCGAGCTTGCAGGACGACGTCGTCTGAGGCATAAGTTGTGCAGAGGAGTTGGAATTCGCCCGCCCAGTCTTTGCCGAGTATTTGGTCATCAGGCGTTTCGGTTTGATCGGTCGCGAGGAGTGTGTGTGGCATGCGTTGCTCCCAAAAGAAGGTTTTAAAGTGTGCTAAAGTTGCGAAGTGTCTCTAAAGTGTGCAAGTGTGCAAGTGTGCAACTTCCCAACTTTACGGATGTTAGAACGCTTTCTAACGTCTTTAAGTATATAGGGGTTTTGGCACGGGATAGCAGGGATTCGGAAATGTGATATGCGGATTTACAATACATACGTAATACATTTAGGAAAAAGTTATCAGGGGTCGGCAATCAGCACGCTTGGCTTTCAGCACGGGGGCTACGCCCCCTTTCAGCAGTCAGTAGAGCCCTGTAGTTGGGGTGAAGGTGCGTTCACGCCACCCCACCCTCTTCACTGATCGCTGACCGCCGATCGCTGACAGCCATTCCTCTGACCGCTGACGGCCGATCGCTGACCGCTATCCTTGCTGACTGCGGATCGCCATAAAGTAGGATTTTGACAATCCATTTAAAAACCCCGTTAAGAAAGGGTTGGCTTTCGCAAGAATGGATCTGTGTCTCGCCTTCAGGTTCGATCGGATCTGCCCAGTCTTGCCATTGGAGCGTTTTGAATGGAACAGCGTAGAAGTCCAGGCATTTTTGGAATTCGGGGATACTTGGATTTTCGACGCGTGCGATGGCCTGCTGTCGTGCTTCGGTGATGTCGGCTGCGCCAAAGACTTCGCGATGGAGGCAACTTGAAAATCGGACGTTTGGATGGTCAGATGGGATTTTCGGGGCGGTTGTGATGCCGACGCGTGCGACGGAAATATCGGTTTTGTAGTATTTCATGGATTCTCCTATTTTTTACCGCATAAGGAAATCTTGTTGCGCTGGGGTGTATGCTTCTTCGGAGATGCCGAGTGCTTCTCGTTTTTTCAATCCTCGAGACACTCTTTCTCTATGCCGGGAATAAGGTGGCTGAGATGGTTGACGCAAGCGGATTTCAGTTCCCGGAATTGTTCAGGCGTGAGGTCTTTCACATGGAACGGATGGATCTCCAAACGAAAAATGTTTGGATTTGGGGAGTACTGTAGCATCGCAATCACTTTCCCGACAGACACGGCAGTTTGCGTGAGCAGTGAGTCTGTCTCTGCCTGTTCTTTCTGCTTCTCGAGATGTGCTTTCACTTTCCCCGGTAGTACCGGCTCGTATGCTTCGGGGACATCCATTCGGTTTTTCATTGTCAGTAGCTCCTTAGGGTGGATTTCCAGTCGCTAAAGGGAGACCTTCATACCCGCCCACACTCAAAGTTGGGTCGCGATTCGGAGATCGCTCCTACATGGGCTTTACTATATTTTTAGGATTTACCCGACCTGCCTCAATATCTTCTGAAGAATCGGTTAAGTTCCCTATCAATTGCACGGCGGGCGACATCCACTGCTGACACACTCTTCGCCCGTGCGATTTCTCTGATGTCTCTCCACTGTTCCGGTGTAAAAAGTTTGCGTTCCTCTTTCGTGCCCTCGCGTTCTGCGTACTCGTCGATGGCGCGTCGGACGATTTCAGATTTCAGCAAACCGGTCTTTTCGTGCTGTTCCTTTATCCATTGAATCTGTTGTTGGGTAATTGTGAAGGTGGTTCTTTCGAGTTTTGACATCTGGTGTGTGTTCTCCGTTGGTGAGCGGACGGGTATGATGGATTACTGATTTTATAATATATTAGTTTATCATAAGTAAGAGATTTTTTCAAATAGATTTTTAATAGCGGTCAGCAAGAGTAGCGATCAGCAATCGGCAGTCAGCGGTCAGAGGAATGGCTGTCAGCGATCGGCGGTCAGCGATCAGTGAAGAGGGTGGGGTGGCGTGAACGCACCTTCACCCCAACTACAGGGCTCTACTGACTGCTGAAAGGGGGCGCAGCCCCCGTGCTGACAGCGAAGCGTGCTGACAGCGAAGCGTGCTGACGGCTGACCCCTGATAACTTTTTCCTAAATGTATTACGTATGTATTGTAAATCGGCATCTCGGTGTGCTGAATATGCTTTCAGGGGTTGGGATCGGCAAAGTATACTATTTTCAAAGTCTATTTTGGTTTGGAATTCAGGAGCGTGTGTTTTTCCTGAGTCGATCCAAATTCTAACAAAATGGAAAGAACCCGTCCCCAAAGTGCCAGAATTAGGTCTGGAAAGTATCCAAAGAAGGTCTGAATTGGGTCTGGCAAGTATCTAAAGAAGGTCTGGAAAGTCTTCAAAAGGGGTCTAAGACCATGTCTGAGTCCTATAGAACCGCTCCACTTGACGCGCCGATTATGGAGTGCCTTTCAAGCGGTGAAAAACGGAATCATGAAATTTATGAAGCCGTGGAAGGTTCGGTCTCCTCTATCAAGAAACGCCTTTCGGTACTCACAAAATATAAAAAAATTAGCAAGAAAGGGCGAGGGAGATATGCCTTACTGGAGCCGCCAATAGAGGTGCAGGATGCCCCGGCGGCACCTAAAAATTCGCGCGGAGAGTCTGAAAACACAGAAACAATTAACAAGATGTTAAATCTCTATGACAAGTTACTGGATACTGTTTCGGTTTCGATTGAAGGTGAGGACTGGAAGGGAATCGTAGAAAAAATTGAGACGATCAAAAGCCTTCGGTGGTTAGGTGCGACGGTTGACCAGTTGATGAAGCGGTGGTATCTGGTGCATCGGGGGTATGACACGAACACCCGTCAAGCTGTAGAGGATGCCAAGCACAAGACCGTGGAGCGCGAAAAGCAAGACCTTGAAAACGCGCCGCCTGCGGATCAGAGGACGGAGGTTGGACACTTCCATTCGGATCTGAAAACGGTGTGGGACGCGTTACCGGAATCAGAGAAAAAATCGAAAACGGTGTGATGGATGCAGAGAAAGCGTGTCATCAGCTGGGGTCAGAGCGAACTGCATTATTATCCCTACGGGGAGATGCTGAAACTCTTTACCTCGATGGAGACGAGTGTCAAGATAGCGGGCGGGACGTATGATGCTGGAAAAACGTATGGTCTCGTCGCTTACATGCACTTCTTAGCATTGAGGTATGAGGGTGCGCGTATGACGTTTGTGCATCGGAGTCTGAACCGTGTGTATCGGAACATCATCCCGACCTACGAGAAGTTTCTCGGTTATAAGCCGCCGAGTCGCGATGATAATCCGAAAGGGTTGGAAGTCACGCGTTTTGGAGGCGAGCGTCCGGAGTTTTTCGAGTACGATAACGGCACTCGGATTTACATGAACGGGCTGGACAAGCCGCAGAACCTGTTATCCGATTTCTTTGATGCGGGATTTGTTAACCAAGCGGAGCTGTTACCTTTCGGTGCGTGGGATGAGTTAACAGCGCGTGTCAGTGAACGTGCCGGCAGAATGCCGATTGCCTATCTGGTCGGCGACTGTAATCCGAGTGTCCCTAATCACTGGATCCGCCAGCAAGCGAAGGAAGGGAAACTTGAGTTTTATCGAATGTCTTTCCTCGACAACCCTGAGATTATTGAGCAGGGTTCAGAGCGGCTGAAAGATTTCAAGATTGCGTTTGAGAATAATCCGAACAAGGAGTTGCTGAAAGAAATTGAGGATTTGTTCACGCCGAGCGGCTTACGACGGGTCGAGAAACTCAAGAATCTGGAGGGGTTAAGATTTAAGCGGGGGTTTCTCGGCGTGTGGGCATCGGGGGAAGGGTTAGTGTTTGAAGAGTTTGAACCCGAAACGCACATTGTGGATACAACGATCATGCCGAACTGGAAACGGTATCTGAGTGTTGACTGGGGGTTTCGGAATCCGGCGAGTGTGATTTGGTGGGCACTGAGTCCTGACGATCGGCTTTATGCCTATAAGGAGATTTACAAGCCGGGGTTAACAAAACCCGACTTGATACGGCTCATCAAAAAGAACTGTGATCCTCGTTATGATCGGATCCAGCATGCCGCGGTAGACAGTGCCGACCAAGACGGTGTAGAGCAACTCCGACGTGCAGGTTTCCGAGTGAACGAACCGAAAAAGGACCGCGTCGCGCAAATCGATGCGGTCAAGGAGCGGCTCAAGAAAGACCCCAGCGGTGAACCTGCTATTTTTTTCTTACGCGATCGGCTGGTGCATCCGCCAGATGAAGACCTGAAAGACGATTACCGTCCTGTTGAGGTCACAGATGAGTTTTTGAGTTTGAGTTATGCCGAGAAGCTCAAAGGCACGCGAAGAGACGATGAGGATGTTGTCGGCGACAATCACGGGATAGATGGCACGAGTTATCTGGTACAGAGTTTAAAGGGGCAACGGGGTATCGGGAGCGGACGGGTTATCCACGGCAGTGTGAAGATGAGGTAATTAGCGATCAGTTGTCAGCAGTCAGCGGGAATAGCCGTCAGCAAGGATAGGGGTCAGCGATCGGCTGTCAACGGTCAGTGAAGAGTCACTCGTTTAGGAAAACCCTTTTACCGATACCTGAAAGCGAAGCGTGCTGATACCTGACAACTGAAAGGGGGCGCAGCCCCCGTGCTGACAGCGAAGCGTGCTGACAGCGAAGCGTGCTGATGGCTGAAAGTGAGCGAAGCGAACGCCCTGACAGCCGACCGCTGACAGCCGATCGCCACAAAAACATGAATCTACAACGAACCCTTCAACGCGTTAGCAAGCGACTCTTTGGTAGACCCCCTCCGCGTTCCCGTAACACCCGGGCGCTGACGGGGGGTCGTGTCTCGATGCAGGATCCGCACCGGCAGCACACGATGTATCATGTGGCACCCCCGGAGCGGTCGCGAAGTGTCTGGCAACTGAAAAACTGGACGGAAGAGGAATTGCTCCATCTGTCAGTGGATCAGTTCATGAAGATCGTGACGAGCATCAGTCCTGAGGTAAAAAAAGCATATGAGGATTTCCTGCGCAACGCCAATGAATCTTGGGGCTACCAAGTGAAGCCGAAAGGTGCGACCCCGATTATCGACGATTTCTTTTCGAGACTTGCGGAAAAACACCACGACCCGGACGTGTTGATTGATAGAGTCTTTGCTGGCATCTACAAAGGCGGTGCTCTCTTTTGGGAGTTGGAACTCAACGAAACCGCGGACATGGCGATGGACATCGCGGTGATGGATCCGTATGTCGCGCGTTTCAACCGCATGGGAAACGATTGGCTTTTGGGTCAATGGCAGAACGGGAAATGGGTATCGCTGCAGGACGATCCGACGGTGATGTATGTGCCGTTCAATGCGGGGCCGAACGAACCCTTCGGCAAATCTATGTTGGAATCGGCACCGTTGGATGTGATCCGGATGCTGGGTGTGATGAACGACTTCCGGAGGGTGCTGGAATCGCAGGGCTGGGCGCGTTCAGATTTCACTGTAGATACTGAGAAACTTAAGGATTTCATGCCTCCCGAGATCATGGGGGATGTGGACGCGGAAGACGCGTTCATCCAAGAGTTTCTGAGTGGTATCAATGAGAAGTACTCGACGCTGAAGCCGAATGAAGGGTATGGGCACTTGGACATCGTGACGGTGAATATGCCGAAGGGCGGTCAGATGCAGACCTCGTTCTTCGGGCTCGTCGATGGACTGATGCGGTTATACGATAGGCGGGTCGGACGAGCAACGGGTTCAACGCCGATCAAGCAGCACTCTAATGAGAACGTCGCGGAGACACATGCCGTGGAGCAGCGCAAGGATTATCGGATCAACATATCGAGTATCCAGTCGACTGTAGCGGGTGTTTTTTCAACGCTGCTTGGGTATGTGTTACGAGCGGAGGGACGGCAGGGGCAGGTGATGTTCTATTTCGAGAACACACCGGATCCGCAGGATGTCAAGGACATGGCGGAGGCAGAGGGTGTCGAGATTGACAACCTCAAAAAACTGAGAGAGTTACAAGACATGGACGGCATCGAGGCAAACGTTTACCAGGATGCCGTCAACACATACACGGCGAAGCAGAAAAAACATTCGGCGGGAATCCGGGTTTACGGTGGAAGGGTTCATCAGCGGTGAGTTGAAGGAGGATCAATTGTGGAAGACATACGACTTTTGCCGGTCACGATTGGGACGCGTGCGATGCACGCCGACCTACCGGAAGAGGACGACGATAAGTACTGGGTTCGGATCACAGCAAGCAATGCGGAATTGGATCATCACAACTCCATCATGGATCCGAAGACGACCTTGAAAAACTTTGAGAAGGATGCGAAAGCGGAGCCGGGCGTGGCGTTGAAGGACCATCACGCGTGGCGGTCTTTCGGGTATGGACGCTCGGCAGATGCGATGCTGACGGCTGCAAACGAGTTGCTGATCGATTTCTTTATTCTCAAAGACATGGAATATGACGGAGGCAGTCGTGAGTTCCGAAGTTCTGAGAAGTTGATTCGTGCGATAGAACACGGTCTTATCAATCAGGTATCTATTGGGTTTTATGGTGCCCGTGAGATTTGTAATTTGTGTAATTTGCCTATCCGGCGGTATTCCTATTGGGAGTGGGAGCCGGAACGTGAGGGGCAGTGCACCCACAAGATGGGGAAGCAGTACGAAAACAAAAACGGCAAACTGGAGACGGCGACGTATACCGTCTATGATGCCCGGCTCAAGGAGGTCTCGCTTGTTGAGTTTGGGTCTAACCGAAACACTGCGATCGAGAAGAAACGCTACCTCTCCGACCTGTCGGCGGGCGAGGTAGCCGAAGTACGCAGTTTCATGGAGGAACTCCTAATGACAGATCAAGAGTGGATTGAGAAGTTGCGCGATGCGTTGAAGGTCCCGACACTGAAATCTACGGATGAACCCGATGCGGTTGTGCAGGCATTGGAAACCGAGGTAGCGACTCTTCGCACCACGGTTTCAACCCAGAAAGACGAGATCGCCGATCTTACTGCAGCGTCGCAGGCTGTGGACACGGAGAGTCAGGCATGGGTCACGAAGATGCGTGATGCTTTCGGTCTCAAGGATGTGCGCTCGACAGATGAGCCGGATGCGGTCTTAGAGAAAGCGAAGGATGAAGTCACGGGTCTCCGTGAGGACGTTGAAACCCAGAAAGACGAGATCGCCGACCTGCAGGCGGATGCCGAGGACGGCAAGGCGTATCGTGAAGCCCGGGTTGATGAAGCGATCAAGCAGGGCATCCGTGCGTATGGTGACGACTTCGACGAAGAATACCATCGCGAGTATTACGGCGACATGCCGCTGGAGAAACTCGAAGCGCATATCGCCCAGAACAAGAAGAAGGGGGATACGGCGTTACCGGCAGGCAGATCAACGCGTGATGACCATGAACCGCCCCCGGAGCGAAATAAACGGACACCGCGTCAACGGAAACGGAGATGGCGGTAATTATAACAGTCAGCAGTCAGCAAGAATAGCGGTCAGCGATCGGCGGTCAGCAGTCAGTGAAGAGGCACTCGTTTAAGAAAACCCTCTTTACCGATACCTGACAACTGAAAGGGGGCGCAGCCCCCGTGCTGAAAGCGAAGCGTGCTGATCGCTGATGGCTGAAAGTGAACGCCCCGATAGCGAATAAAAGGAGGAATGAGAAATGGCTTTAAAAGAACACCCATTTGTGGTGACGACGAGTCTCCCGCATGATAAGGCGACCATCCACTATGACGTAACGCAGAAGAACCGTAGCGCGGCAGTCGGGAAGGTCTATCGTATCAATGCCGAAGGCAAGGCGGAGTTACCCGCGAATGGCGAGGCATTCGATGGCGTGATTATCGCTGTTGACGCTACACAGATCACCGCGGCGTACCTGTTTGGGGGGCTGCGTGTCCCGATTGCCAACGGTGCGACGGTTGCACGCGGCGATAAACTTGTCGCTGGGCTTGGACCGAGCAATGCGAAAGGGTATGTGAAAGCCGTGAGTGCGCCTGCGGCTTTACCTGCCGACCTTGCCGATATATCTGGCTCGGATGTTGGCGACGCTGCGGGGATCGCAACGGCTGACAATGCAGAACGCGGCCAGATCAACAGCGTTTCCGCAACCGTGAGTGACGTAGTTGACGCGCTGAAGGGCAAAGGCTCGGTGCTGGACTTTGACACAACGCATGCCCTTCTCGCGTTTGGGGGGTAGGAATTAACGGTCAGGCAAGAATAGCGATCAGGTATCAGCGGTCAGCGGTCAGTTGTCAGCGGTCAGGCAAGAATAGCGATCAGCGGTCAGGCGGGTTTCTCCGAAACCCTTTCAGCCATCGGTAAAGAGGCAGTCGTTTAAGAAAACCCTTTTTACCGATACCTGAAAGCGAAGCGTGCTGACGGCTGAAAGCGAAGCGTGCTGACTGCTGACAACTGAAAGGGGGCGCAGCCCCCGTGCTGAAAGCGAAGCGTGCTGACCGCCATTCTTCTGATGGCTATTCCCGCTGATACCTGAAAACTGAAAGCCGACAATTGTAAAAAAGGAGAGAAAAATGCCTTTAATGACGACACGAGAAATCGTAGAAAGATATGGGAATGCGTCGCAGCGTGCTGGGCTTGTTGAGCAGGCGGCGGATGCGGGCATGCCGTTTTCTGCGTATCTCGATTCTCAATATGACCCAGAGAAAGACGGTGAGTTAGGAGCGGATGCGGAACGGCGTTCGGGGTTTGAAGTGGTGCTTGACGATTTGGAGATGACCACAGAATGTAACCCTGCGGCGGGGATCTGGCCGACTCGGTGTGAGGCAGTGATCGGGGATCCTGCCAAAGAGTTGGCGCTCAAAGAGTTGTGTCTGAATGCGTATCGGAGTACGGTGTATCGACCGCAGATCGAAGCCGCGGCGCGAAAAGCCGAAAGACGTGCGCGTTGGGAGCGTGCCGGCACGTTCCAAGACGTGCATGATACGCCCCCGGGTTCCACGATCACCCCTTACTATGATGCGATGGCGCATTGGGATGAGGACGTAGAGGTCGACATCGCCCTTGAGGAACTCACGACGCGGATGGCGGAGACGAGTAAGAAAGACTACCGTGCCACGATCCTTGAGTATGAAAAAGATGCGTTTCGTGAGGAACAGCGGACACCTGGGGCGGATCCTCCGATGGCGACCTTCGACACCTCTGAACGCCCGATCCAGCCGAAAAAGCGGATGTTAGCGATCCCGTTCACGTATGAGCATTTGCGGGAAGTCGAGTTCATTGACAAAGCGATGGAACACGTTGAGGAGATCGGTGTCCAGCGGATCATGGCGAAAGTGGATGAAGGGCTTGAGACGATGTTTCACGGTGCGGGTGGCGACGACCTCGGGGGTACGATCCTTCGGCTTCAGAGTTTAGACTCCGAGGCAACAGACAGCATGACCCCGAAAGCGTGGCTTGCGCTCCAGAAAAAGTTCAAACGTTCGTATCTGCTGACCTCTGCGATCGGTACGGATGAAGATGTTACGGATCTCCAGTTAGCGAAAGTCGCCGGGACGAATGTGATGTTAGTGAACATGAACGAGCGTCCGAATGCGGTCATGAGCGGTTGGGGTGGCACCTTCTCTGTGATGAACCAGTTGTCTCAAGGCACTCGGGTAGGGTGGCATGACTACTGTGAGAACCGGATTCAGGCGGGCAGTGGCAACAGTGCGACGAAGTACAATGCGTTTGTTGTGTATGACAAGCGGAAAGCGGTCGAGTATGTGTCTCAAATGAACACGGACATCATCGAGACGACGCGGGATATGCTCAAGCAGGTCGAGTACATCGTCTGCTCCGAGATCTGGGGCTGGATTTCCTATCAGCCGAAGAAAGCGATCTACATCGTCGTGATGGGGAATCCGAACGCGAACGCGAATCTCAAGGTTGTGGAGTAGGACGTACAAATGCCAGCGACGCTACTCACTTCAACCCATTACGATGCGGTGCGAGGGTTGATTGCGCCGGATGTCACTGCGGTGCATCTCTCAGATGCCTATCTATCGCAGCAGCCCTTTGCTCCGGATGCTGAGCGTGAAGTTCGCAAACGTCTGTCGGCTGTGGGCATTGATGTGGACACGCTGACAGGTGATGCTCGCGACGATGCGCTTTTAGCGATGATGCATCAGTGTGCCTCGGCGTTGTGTTTGACGGCACCGCAGATGATTCGGCAGACGCAACTTCAGGTTGTCACGGAAGTGCAGTCCATCGACTGGAAAGAGAAGCAGGCATTCCATTTGACGAAGGTTCAAGAGAAGGTCGTTGACATCGTGGAGAGCGGTGCGACATCCGATGGTGCTTCAAGCAAAGGGACGCGTCGGAAACTCCCGTTTGCTGCTGTAGGTACGGAGCGTCGGGAGGTCGGAGCGCCTACGTATCCGGTGCCTCGGCGGGTGATTCCCTATAACGATTAGATGCGGGCGAGGGACCCTCGCCCCTACGGGGGGTACGGATGCGTTTTCGGATTCCGCCGGAAAATAAGGAAACGGTGACAGTGATACGTCGATCGGCTTTAGAACGTGATGGCGAGGCGACGGTTGCTGCAGATGTGGTCTGCAGGATAGTACCGCCGCCGGATTCCGTGAATGCGCGTCGGGATTCTGTTGAACTGAATTCGGGTGTTCCGATAGAAGAGTCGCACTGGACGGCACTGCTGGAGGTGCCGAACCTATCTATTAAGAAAGGCGATTTTGTCAAGCGTGCGGATGACTCGGAATTGCGGATTGTGGGTGTGCTGACGATGACAGGTAGCCATGTCATGCAGCTGCAACTTTTACATCGAGGAGTTTTATAGCCATCAGCGATCAGCGGTCAGCGATCAGGGATCAGTGAAGAGGGTGGTGTGGCGTGAAAGCACCTTGGCCCCAGCCACAGGGCTCTACCGAAAGGGGGCGTAGCCCCCGTGCTGAAAGCGAAGTGTGCTGACCGCTGAAAGCCACTAAGGGAGTTGCTATTATGGTTGACATCCATTTCGATACGCTTTTGCGAGTAGAGGCATTGGTTGAGAAGATCGGTGCGCGTTTGGAGAATTACACGCGATTCTGGATGGACTTCGTTACGCCCTTCACTCTTGGAGAAATCGAGGATATTTTTCAAACCGGGGGCCGCGGTTCGTGGGCGCATTTGGATCCGTTATATGCGGCACGAAAAGCGGTGTCGCATCCTGAGAAAGGGATACTTCGCCGCAGTGACGTATACTTTGGGGCAGCAACGTCTCTGAACCATCCGGGTAACCTCGCTGAGTTTGGACCCACGGAGATGGTGTTGGGTGTCAGGGATGCGTATTTCGAGTCAACGTTTGGCGCGAATTACCCAGCGATCCATGAGGCAGGCACTGCGGAAGGGAATCTGTCGGCGCGCTCGGTGTATGCGTTGATTGTCGCGGGCGAACGATTTGAGGAACGGATGGGGCAGCTCGGTGAGAAATGGCAGGAAGCGGAAATCGCTGTTTTAGAGAGAGGACTTTAAGATGGAATTCATAGGTGCTTTACTTTCTACAGTGGATATGGACATGCAAAAAGTGATTCAGTTGGTCTATATCGTGATTTTGATTTGGATGCTGACAATCTATGTTCCCAAACGCGAAAAGGAATTTGCAAAGGAGCGTGCAGAGCGAGAGAGGGCATTCAAGGAGGAGCGTCAGGAGCGCGATAGCGCGTTTCTTGAGACGATTAACTCCTATCGTGAGGCACTTATCAGCTTTCAAGAAAAGGAAGATGCCTCGCATGCCAGTATTATCCAGATGGTATCCTCGCATGACCAGAAAACACGGGAAGGGCATAAGCAGATGGTTCGGATACTCCGTGCAATCGCGGATAAGTTGGATACGAAACTTTATGAGGATTAGCAGATGGCGAGCGAACTATGAATACGAAAAAGATCGGACGCGAGACAGATGAAAAGGACTCCACGACCTCTGTGTGGGCGAACTACATCCTCGCGGCAGCTGTCATTGTTGGGTTAATCATCCTCGATATAAAGACGGATAAGGGAATCCTTGATGGTTCGATTATCGGTATGATCGTTTTAAAAGCGTTGGATGGCTTGACCAAAATGAACGACTACTTTTTTCCCGGAAGGAGCCGAAACGCTCCCACTCCACAAAATGGACAGGGGACCCAATAAGATGTTAGAGAAACTCAAAGAGAACATAACCGCCCTGAAAGCACACATCACCCTCGACGAAGGCGAGGAAGAAGAAGCCTATCTGGACAGTAAAGATAACTGGACAGTCGGCATTGGACACTTACTCTCCGCGGAACAGACCGACAGGGAATTGCGTGCCATGGGATTAGAGGACGAATTAGACAACTGGGAAGGCTTTAAAATAACAGACGCACAGATGCACGAGTTGCTCGACATCGACATTGACGACACGATGACCATGTTGAAGATTTCGTTTGACGCGACCGAGTTAGCGAAACTCGATTCTGTTCGCTTTATTTCCCTATTTAGCATGGCGTACCAGTTAGGAAGTGTTGTCAAGTTTCCTGCGATGGTAGATGCTATCAAGCGAGCGGACTGGGACAGAGCCGCAGACGAGATGGTCTACTCGTGCGGAATGAAGAAAAACAAACGTTCCCAGTGGTATAAGGACACCCCCAATCGATGCCAGAAGATGTCGGACGGGATGCGATGGGGGGCGTGGGAGAACCCGAAAGCAGGCGACCCTGTTACGGAGATCAGCGCATCCCTGAAAGAACACGAGATTCGACAATTGACCGATGCGCAGTTGCTTGCTGAAATCAAAAGACGTATGGAGCAAGCATGATCCATCGCCGAGCTCAGATCGTTGATGCCCTTTATGAACTGTTTGCGCAGCTCAAAGCACCGACGGGGTTTCCGCTCCGAGTCAAGACGGTTCAAAAGCGATACGTGCACTGGACGTCGCTTGACGAGCAGGGGGCGATCCCGGCATTATTGCTGAACTACGGCGATAACCGGCGCAAACGCAAGGGCGGTCCCACTGCTGAGCATGCAGCGTTAGGAGAAACCGAGGAGTCTCTTCCGTTTGCGCTGACAGCCGTTTTGAAAGAAACGCCTGAATTCCCGAAACCGATTACGGACCAAGTGTCGGACACGATTTATACGATTGAAAGGCTCATCAACGGGACACCAGATTTAGATATAGACGGTGTCGTGGATACAGAAGTTGAAGGCGATCGCAATTCGGAAGGTGCGATTAGCGCGCTGCAAGGCACACCGTTCGAGGTGATTAAGTTTCGGGTGGTTGTGACGCATATATACCCATCAAACACATCGGTGTAGGGGGTATGGGGTATGGGTGATAAGTGATGGGTTAAGAGATTTACTTGGAACAGCGATCTCTTAACGCAAAACCAACAACCCACTACCGATACTCCAAAAACATGGAGGACAGGACAATGGCAACGAGACAAATAAAAGCGGAAGATACGTCTATGGTTTTTGGGCGGGGGCCTGACATTACAGACAGGGACGACCTCGTCAAAAAAGGGAATGGGAAGATACGGGAATACCTTGTGACATCGTGGGAGCACGATGAGGATTCCGAGCTGCTTGAGAATCAAGCATTGAGTCCGGGGCGTGCGGGTGTTTCCGATGAAATCAACTTTTTATGGGGGTCGGGTCCATTTTCTGTGCAGATCCCTTCAGAAGATGGGTTTCTTGATCTTGCACAGGCGCTCCTGAACGATCCGAACCCTGTGAGCGTTGCGATCCCCAGTAAAACGCTTGTTGCGGCGGGAACGGATGTGGACGCTGTCGCCGCGGGGACCTATTTCACTGACACAGCAGATGCGACGGTGACAATCGTTGACGACCAGGGCTTGTCAGGTGCCGCCACTGCGAATAAAGCGATTGCCAATAATCTGAATGCGTATCCACAAGCGCTCATGCTGACGGTCACACCCGATAGTGACGCGGATCTCACAAACGCAAGTACCGACGCAACGATTGTCATTTCTTACACTGACGCGGATAGCGAGACCCAGACGCTCACACTGACGTTCGCGGATGCAGCGAAAACCACGGCACAGACGGTGAGTCTCCCTGCGGGTGCAACCCTCACACGCGTCAGATCGACGGGCTGGAGTGCTGGCACTTTCAGCATCACGACCGCGATTGCCGGCAATGTCGTTCGGAACCCGGAACCCGATCGTCCGGGTCAAATCCGCGTGAAATACACAGGCACGCTCACCGACCACACGCTGCTGATCCGGGGTGTGCGGCGTGTTGGACTCGCTTCCAATGACACACTTCCGATGAGAGAAGAGATCGATCTGGATGCGGATGTCCTCACGGACAAGTATTTCCATAGAATCAATAAAGTCGAAGTCAAGGATGCCGACGGTAAGGTTGTTGCTGTTGCTGACTTGGATGGCACAGTAGAGATGATTGCGGAGCCAGGTGGGTATGAGACGACGTTAAAGGTTGTCAACGATGATCCGGAGGGTTTGACGTTTGAAGCGGATGTCGGGGGTGAGCCGCGGGTGGTGAACCGTGGCGTTGTGATCAGTGGTGACATAGAAATCGGAGATACGATCAGTGCGACGTATAATCTGCTTTCCAACCGTGTGGACAAACGCCAAACGATAGAGGAGCGGGACGAGCCGCAGTTCAAGTCGATGATGCATCAAGATAGAGAAGACCATCCAGGGCTTGCGGATCGCGATTTTGAGCGAGTCACATCACGTTTCTATGCGGGGCATGGAAGGTTCTTGGAACTCGATGGTGAGGCGGTTATCTGCAACTCCATAGGATTGAATGTCGAGCACAACTACGACTTCGTGCAGGGAAAGGTACCCGGAATGTTTCGTCGAGACACGGATGCGAATGCGCGCCGCTTAACGACAGCATCGGTGAACACGAACTACGAGTCGGGCTCAAGTGAGGAAGATATTTTTGTGCGCTGGGATGAGAAATATCGTAACCGGGAAAAAGTCAATGTAGGCGTAGGAACGTATCAGTGGCTTGGGAACGGACGGCAGTTATCCGTCACCTACACAATGAAAAAATGCGATATCCAGTCGCCGGTGCGTGTGCCTGCGACAGGTCCGGGAGTCGTCCCTGTGACTGTAGATTTGAAAGCCCTGCCGCTTGAAGGTGAAACGGACGGGGAGATAGCAGTCACGATTATCTCCGATGATCAGTGGGGTTAATGGCAGTCGGGAGTCAGGTCGGTGGCTCTGCCACCTTTCAGCCATCCGTCGTTAGAAGAGGTCTTGTCAATGTACCCAAGCCTAAAGACTTGGGCTTGTTAAAGCGTTAGCCCCAACAAGCCCGCAATAGTAGTGGGTTTCTCGTTTCATAGAGGATGGTATCCCATACCTCTCCACGAAGGGCGCAAGCCGCCCTGAAACGTATGTTTAACGCCGCGTTGTGGTCGCGGTCGAGTTCTAAACCACAGGATTTACAATGGAACCTGCGTTCAGACAACTTCAGTTTAATCGGCGATTTTTGACAGCATTCCGAACAGGTTTGGCTGGTATTGTGTGGCGGCACTTGATGGAAATGTTTACCCTCGCGCTTTGCTACCCAGTGGCACCAGTCAAAGAACATCCCCCAAGACGCATCAGCAATCGACTTGGCAAGGTGGCGGTTCTTCACCATGTTACTCGGTCTAAGTTTCTCAGCAACCACTGCATCAAATCCTTTGTGGTGAAAAAGCTTATATGCTGTTTTCGCGATAAAATCAAGACGCTGACAGGCAACAATATCCGCTTGCTTTGCCAACGCGTCTTTCGCCTTATACCAGCGTTTGCTCCGGTATTGCTTGCGAGAAAGGGCTCTCTGCAAGCGTATCAACTTTTGTTCCGCTTGTCGATAAAATCGGGGATTGGGTTTCCTCTCACCTTCGGAAGTCGTCAGAAACGCGTGTGTCCCGACATCGACACCACAAGCAGATTTGGGAACACATTTGGGTGTGTCAGGCACTTCACAGACGATGAAGCAATACCAGCCGCGTGCCGTCTTTTTCAACGTGACCTCTTTCGGGTCTCCATTGAGAGGCCGGTGCTGGCGGATAGCAACTTCACCGAGTTTCGGCACTTTCAAACGGTTGTACCGAGTGCCTGTTTCACGGATTGGATTTTGACGAACCCTTTCACCTGTCTTGAGTGTGTGTTTTCGCAAAGACCAAGACAGGGAATGAACGGAACGCTTGAATCTCGGATACCCCTTTTTCTCCACACCTTCGCGACATCGGCGGCGGAAATGTTCATGTGCGGCGTTGACGCGCTTGATTGTCGAGACCTGCATATCCTGCGGGTGATCGGAATAATGCGAGTTAGAGGCGCGAAGGTTCTTCAGATGGTTAATCTGGTCATACATCGACACAGACTTCTGACCATACTCCCACATCTGATGACGCATCTGAAGCATATAGTTTTGCAACTGCTTCTGGTGCCGAAACTCCGCAAAAAGCCACTGCTCCTCTATTTTTCTAGGATACGCACGATATTTAAATGTTTGCTTCAAGGTTTTCACGTATCACGCTTTTATCCCCTACAGAGTGGGAGGCAGACACGTCACCGGGGTCCCCACCCGTTACTGGGAAGGGGGCGGTGACGCTCTGTATGTCTGCCAACGTGATACATCTATTAAACCACAATTTATTAATGGGGTCCAGTGTTTTTTCAAAAAAACGCTGTGGCCTTACACACGAGGACGGTTTTTCCTCCCAAGTCTAAAGACTTGGGTTTCCAAACCGACACTTTGATGAATTCTAAAATTCAGGAACAACTGGATCGCCAGATCGAAGAGAAACGGGTTTCGCAAGTCGTTGAGCGCGCAGAAGCCCCAGCGTTGACATCCGATATTTTTGAAATAGACGATCGGGACTCGGCAATTTGCGAAGTTAATTTTAAAGATATGTCAGCGCGGGTGGTAGCATCTTCGGAAGCCCCGAAGTTGACAGTCGAAGTGCTGAAAACGAAAGGCAAACCTGTTAAGTCGGTTGAGATGTTTTGGAACGACCAGATGTGGACGGTGAAAGTCTGGGACGGCAAAGGGTTGGATATCGAAGTCGCGCACTTGAAGATCCTTGAGCAATATATGGGTCAGGAAAAAGACGGTGTCGCGATGGACGAGCGGGATCGTGCCGTTGCGAACCTGTTGCTTGGAAAACTGATGTATAGCCCATCGTTCACCTATATGGGTGACGGGGAAGGCACTCCGATTGAAGCGCGTTCGTCTATCATGATAGACGCGCTCTGTAACGCGTATGCCTCGGTCAACAATCCAACGGAAGATTCGGTGTATCAAGTGAAGGTTCGCCGGGGTGTCCCTGCGGATGCGTTCGCGCTGTTAGGTGACACTTTTGAATGGTATCCTGTGGGGCGCGCCTCGAAAAGGTATGTAGATATGTCGGAAGACGAACTCGCCGCGGTGGTCGCCAGCAAAACGGCGGTGCGTCAGGTGCTGATCCCCGCAATGATTTTAGATCCCGTGCTTTCGTATAAAGCAGTTGACGCAAGCGAGGTAGATGTAGCGGCAATAGGGGACATAGCCATAGCGGAGACGGGTCCGTATCCTGTTGAATACCTGTCAGAGCGGTTTATGCAAACGCTGTTTGAAGCGCACAGAGTTGTGAATATTCCAGCCGCAGGTCTGGCGAGTCTCCAGCGGTTTCGTAGAGCAAATAGAGACGAATTCGAAGGCGAGGCTGCGGGTAGCAAATCTGTTCGCAATGTGCAAGGAACTGGGGGTAACACCGGCGAATGAGATGTGTCCAGATTGCGATATAAACTATAAACTTACGTATAATTCCATCTGCTACGAGGCGTATCTCATGGAGATAGAGAAACAACGGAAGCGGAAGAAATGAAAATGGGTGGGAGGTACCGAGGATCCCACCCATTTCCATAAGAACAGGCGTTATCTATCCAGAAAAAAGAAATTATCAGAAAGTGTCGCGAGTGAAACTCGCGCCTACAGAAAACTGAATGACTTTCGCCTTCGTTAATTGACGATTCCATTTTTACAAGATAGCGAGAGATTTGCAATGGCAGACGTACAAATTCGCTTTCGCGCCGAGTCCTCGAGTGCCCGCCGCGATATCGCAGAACTCACAAAAGAGGTCCGAGAGCTCCGTCGCGGTATGGATCAGACCCAGCGCGCCGCGATGGGGGCGACGCAGGTTGTGGATAGGCTCGGTGACGAGGCAAAAGCAGCGGCGATAGGGGTTACGTCACTCGGTCGCAATATCTTCAAAACAAGTGCCGAGGCGAAACGTTTTGGTGGCGTTTTTGCGGATGTCACAGGTCGGTTGCATGAAGCGAATGGACAGTATGCCCAAACGAGAGAGCGGATAGATCAGCTGGGTGACGAAGCGCGGGAGACGGCGGCAGGCGTTGATAAACTCGGTGGTGAACTTGAACAGGCAGGCAGGGGTGCATCGGGGTTCGGACGCGGGGTTGGCGGTGCTGGACGTGAAGCGGGAGTTGCGCGCAAAGCCATCGGGCTCTTAGGGCGTGTGGCTCGCGACACGCTGACGACGTTTGGTTCATTTCTGGCGTTGGATGTTAGCTATGCGATCGGGCGTGTTGGGGTGGAGAGTGTCCGTGCGGCGGGAGCAATGGATCAGTATCTACGCGCAACAGAACAGATTACAGGTTCTGTGGCAGCTGCGGAAGCGAGGATCGAGGATCTTGTCGAGATTGCGAATCTGCCGGGTTTGAATTTTGAACCGCTGACGCGTTTTTCGAATAGATTGCTCGCTGCGGGGGTGGGTGCTGAAGATGCGAATAAGATCCTATTGACCGTCGGTCAGACGATTGTGTCGCTCGGTGGGAGTGCGGATAAAGCTGCGCTCGCCATGGAACAGATTATCCAAGCGATTCAATTGGGGCAAGTAGATTTCAGGGATTTCCGTACGATTGTCCAGCAGATCCCAGGCTTCTTAGAGGCATTGGGTGATGTTCACGGTGTCGAGGCAAACCTCGACGGTCTGCATGAGGCTTTTAATCGTGTGGGTCGGAACATGCTGGATCTGTTAATCCCGACATTTGACGAACTCGCCCGTCGGTTCGAGTCGCCGCCCCCGGATTCCTACATCGTCACGATGGACAGGCTCCAGAACGCATTTTTCTTATTCCAAGCCGAAATAGGTGAGAAATTCCTCCCGATTGTTACGCGTGCGGCGGGTGGGTTAGCAGATTTCTTCGAGAACGTCACAGCGTTTTTAGATGCTCCGGGTTCTGCGGCGGAAGCCACAGCGGAGTTCACCTCTTCAGTTAACAGTTTGAATGAGAGTCTTGCAAACGTTGAATCTTTAGAAAAAAGAAACGCAGCGATCCAGACACATATTTCCTTGGTAGAGGACCAGATTGAGGTTTTAGAGCGTTTCGCGCAGGTTGAAGGTCAACGCAGAGGGCGTCAGACGTTTGCGTTACGGGGTGTCGATCCGACGACGTTGCGTCGTGATGAAGATGTCGCAGCGATTCTTGAACTCCAGGGCGAATTAGAAAACTTGCAGGGCGTGCTGGCAGGCAGTGCCCTTGCGATCGACTATTTCCAGGGACAAGCAGATGATCTGAGTGCGAGTGTTCAGTTGCAGCAGCAAGAGGTATCGAAGTTAGCACGAGAACAGCGTGAGTTAGCGATCTCTGGCGACACATCCTCACAAACCTATAAGAATCTCAACAAGGATATTATCCAAGCGAATGACGTTTTAGAGGCGTTGCGCTCGGAGATGGGTCGCTATTCCGCGATTGTCCGGATTGCTGAAGACAATGCGAATACGTATGCTTTATCATCGCAGTTACTGGCAGCCTCTCAAGAAGCAGCGGCGCAAGCGATAAGAAATGCCGAAGATGCCTTACGTGACGGTGCCCTCTCTTATGGTGAATATGTAGCAGCTGCTGCACGGGTTCGAGAGAACATCGAAGCGTTAGCTGGTGGGCAAGCGGCACTCAACGATTTCTGGCGTGTTGCTTCCGGGCACGTCGAAGATTATTCTCAATCCATCGAAAGAAGCGTCCCGTCTATTGTGAATCTCACCGAAGCCGAGAATGCGCTGACAGCGGCAATCGCTGCGAATCTGCGGACACTCCAAGCCGCGACGGGCGATCCGCTGAGCGACTATATCGATGCACTCACCTTAACATCGGAAGCCGCGGATACCGCTTTCGGTTCAATGAACCGTGTCGGGGAAGCCGTCAGGGATGCGGATTTTCGGCGTGCTGAAGCCGAACTTCGTGATTTCGATGATGCGTTTCGTCTCTCTGAAGCGACAATCCCGCGGGTCAGATCGGAGATGGAGCGGTTCACGGGTACATTGCCGGATGCGAGCCGCGGTATCAGAGATACAACGATCCAGTTGAGAAACCTGTCGCAAGAAGCACAAGCCGCGGCGCGGGAGTCGGAATTCCTGAATTCCTCGTTTTCTGCGCTTGATACTTTTGATCCACGGACACCCGATCGGAGCGCTCAGCGTTTTGACACTGTTGGTTTTGCGGCGCGAACGGGAGAGGAATTAGCGAGTCAGGCGATCCAGACGGCAGGCACATTGCGGCGGATAGAACAGGCACGTGTTGAGAACCTTGAAGACCTGGAACGTGAGTATTCCGAACAGATCCTCGCCATCAACGAAGAGAAACGGCAAAAGCTTGCGGCGGTCGAACAGCAAATCGAGGAAGAGCGAGTCAAACGTTTAGCTTCTATCGAACAGGCGTTCGAGGAAGCCGCGGATGCCGAGGTCGCGGCACGAGAGCAAGCGGCTGATCGGATTCAACAGATCGAGGCACGCGCTGCGGAAGCCCGGGAACGGCTCCGGGAACGACTCAATGAACGACTCATCGCATTGGAAGAACGGCGTGACGATAGAATACAAGACCTCACCGACGGATTCATTGAACGGGAGCAGGCCCGCCAGCAAGCAATTCTTAACATCACCCAACGTGCTGCGGAAGCGAGAGCGGAAGCCGAACAACGGTATGCCGATCGCGTGCAAGAAATCAATAACCGGCTTGTGGAAGACGTGTTAGCGGTGCAACGTCAATTGGCAGCGGACATCGAATCGCTTGAAGCCGGGTTTGTCCAGCGTCAAGCCGACCGTGCCGATGAGATTGTACGTATCACGCAAGAGGCAGCCGATGCGAGAGCTGCCGCGAATCAGACGTTCGTTGGGACGATGCAAGACATCTACAACGACTTGGTCACAGCGTGGGATAATCTTGAGGAAGGTTTTCTGGAGCGTCAAGAGGATCGCGCCGCGGAACGGATTGCGATTGAACAACGGTCGGCGGATGCACGAATCAATGCGAATCAAGAATACGCCGACACAGTCGCGGACATAAGCACAGATCTGGTAGACGCAGTACGGCGGATTGAGGCGGAGATTGTCGATATCCAGCAGCAGCATGCTGAGGACCGATTGTCGATAGAACAGGAATCCATAGAAAGCCGAACGCAAGTCAACGAAGCGTATGCGCAGCGCATTGCAGAGATCGAAACGGAACAGGAACGCCAGCTTGAAGAACACGCCCGTCGCCGTGCAGAAATTGAGCAGGATACAGTCGACGCGAGGCTCCGTGCAGATGAAACATACTCCCACAGATTTCAGGATATTCAGAATAATCTCGTGGACCGGGTTGTCGGCATTCAACGGGATCTCAACGACACGCTCAACGATCTACGAGACGATCAACTCGATACGGAAAGAGGTCGATTAGAGAGTCTCGTTGACTTGCATGCCGAGACCCAACAGCAACTTGAGGACTTAGAGCGGAATCGGACACAAACCGTTGAGGATTTACGACGCCAGTTCCAGCAGGATCAACTGGATGCGGCAATCGCTTTAGATCGTGAGTTACAGGACGCGGAAGGCGACCCGGAGAAAGAGGCGGCGGCACGTCAGAAGTTCAACCGTAGCATAGAAGACCTGACGCGTGAATTCCACCGTCGGCAGATCGACTTACAGGTAAGTCAGCGTCGCGAACGTGAGGCAATCGCCCGACAAACGGCGGCAAGAGAGGTCGACATCGCCGAGCGGGCCCAGGCGCAGCTTTCGCAGATAGAGCAACAGCAAGTGGATGCCAGATCACAGGCAGAGGAAAGTATCACAGCGGCGGAATCCGCGGCGGGTGTTGCGTTCCGTGAAGCGCAAGCGACCTATGTCCCGGCACTCAACGCCCACGAGCAGGCACTTTTCGCGCATGCCCAGGCACTTCAAGAGATCAATGCCTCGGAAGCGGCGGGGATCGCAGCCCTCGAAACCGAACGCGGTGCGGTGCTTAAAGAGAGCATCGCCGCGACGGCGACCGCGGCGATGACGCTCAGTGAAGCACTCTCCGCAGTAACAGCGGCAGAACAGGAGCGGTTGCTTACGCTTCAGACACAGACAGCGGCGACACTTTCGGGGTTACAGGGTCAGATTGCGGGGGCAGAAGACCGGACAGGTTTATCCTTTGAAGCGGCACTACAGAACTACACACCCGCGGTAGACTTGAACACCCAAGCGTTGACCACCCTCAACGCAACCCTCTCGGACATCAACCTCGAGGAACAGACAGCACTCACGGCGGTAGCAGAAGCCGGACGCACCGACAGAGCGACAACCACGGCACAGCAAGACGCGTTGGTATCGGATGCTGGCGTTTCTCTTGAGGCAGCACGTGCGAACGTTGTCCCAGCGTTGAGCAGTGCGGCGCAAGCGACATTGACACTCAATGAAACGATGCAGGCGTTGGATACCGCTTTCCGTGCAGCGATAGCGGAGCTCCAAGAGTCGGGGCGCGTCGACCGTCAGGAGGTTGACGCTGCTATCCAGACGGCGATTGCGGAAGCCGTTGCCCAACAGACGGCACTGGAAACACAAGCAGGGACGACCTTTGCAGAAGCGTCAGTGGCGTTTCAACCCGGACGTAGCGATATAGACCAAGCGGGTATCGATCGGGACGCAGCGATCCGTGATATAGATCAAAGCGAAATAGAAGGGATAGACGCAGTCAGAGCGCAATCCATTGCGGACCGGTTAGAGACAGATGCAGGGATTACGGAGACCCGGGACGCGTATATCAAGGCACGGGACACAGAGATTTTCAAGCATAACGTCGCGATGTTGCAACTCAATACCGCGGCGGCAGCGGACATCAAAGCCGTGCGTGCGACGGTGCGTCAGGATCTTCAAAGTATAGACGAGAAGTTGGACCTCGAGCTCGCGGAGATCCGGGAATCGAAAATCGTCTTTGACACGCGGATCGGTGAATTGATTAACGCTATCAACGCAGAAGCGAATCAGGATATATCTGCTTTGAAAGTGGATACCGCGGCGATGCGGAGTTCCCTGGAAGCGATAGCGGAGGAGGAGCGGAACAATGCGTGGAAGTCGGCTATTTTGAAAATTGCGAATGTGGGGCTACAGATAACGGGCGTAGCCGTCGGTGCAGCCGTGGGTGCGCCGCAAGTCGGCTTAGTTGTGGGTCAGGCTGTGGGTGGACTCGTGGAACAGGGGGGTAATGAGCTCTTCCACTACCCGCAAACCGACAGAATCGCTCGGGATATAGCGAGAGCAGAGGCGTTGCGTCGATCGCGGTCGTCCCCGAATTACCTACCCGATGCGAATCAAATCAGGAACGCTCGTGATGTTTCACGTGAGATTGTCGCAGGCGTTACCGAAGGGTTAGCGATCGGGGAACGCAGGGAAGACGGTTTGGGGGATACGGCGCAGCCAGCCGGGTTCCCAGAAGAAATGAATGCGACGGTTATTTTTAATTTTTCGGACGGTAGTGTACAGGAGTTTCGCGACCAAATATTGCGGTTAGAGCAGCAGGACCGGTAATTGTCAGTGATTAGCGATCCGCTACCCGCTGCCAGTCTTCAGTTCTGATAAGAACGGGTGTTTTTATGCCGGTGACAGTTGAAATATTGACAATCCCTATTGGCAGTCAGTTGACGGTTACCCTCAGCGGAAACGACACGGAGGATAAGAACGATTTTGATGTTCTCTTAATTTTCTCCGGAAATGTTAAGTTAGCACAATCAGGCGTTTCTGTGAGTTCGGGTAGCATTGTTGCCTTTGAAGGTGCAAACTCTGTTTACAAGGTGACGATACGTCCACCGCAGACGAGTGGACTCGTGACGGTGACTGTTAACCAAAATGCCGTCTCGGAAGGCAATGCGGAAACCTCGAAAGCGATAAGCGTGACGAAGTTTTTCCCGGATGCCGATGCAGAGGTCCCCACGTTGCTATTCACCCACAATTTATCTTATTCCTGGTCGCATCAGAACAGTAGTGGCGCCATCGGTCGGGGGATCGCTGTTTCTCCGAGTCGAATCATCATTTCATCAAGCGGGGTTCGCGGGTATCCCTCAGATCGTAATGATAGCTATCTTGATTTTTTTACGCACAGCGGCGTGCAGAAGTCCGCCGAGACGCTCACAGATAACGTTAGCGGTGCGACCTCAAGCCCTGTTAGAAAAGTCTACAATATAGATTATCTGAACGGTTCTATTATTTTCGGCGGGGGCGGGGGTTCGTTTCAGCGAACGATCGGAGGTGCCCTTGATGCATCGAGCGGAGCACACAGCGTCATCACACACACGCGACTCGGTGTAGCGCTCCCGCAAAGTTCGACGTCTATCCGTTTTCAACCCTATGCGGTTTCCGATGCCGAGGAAGCCGTCACTTTAGATTTCATCTTCGATTTTACCAATCAGTTACGGGATATACATGGGGCTGCACACCAAAACGATCTGATTTATATCTATGATAACAACCCGAATAAAAGTGAGACATTTCCGGGTGTGAGTTTCCTGGTTCTACACATCACAGAAGAGGATACCCTTGAAATTCTTGCGAATTTGAATATCGAACGTGCGAGTAGCACCAGCACTTGGCGGGACCTAGCGATATATCGGGATACGTTATACCTTTTAGATTCAGTAGGTGTCTACACGGTGGACATCAAAAAATACCGTCCGCTCGCGAAGAACACGAAAACCACGATCTATCCGATCTTTGCCGAGTCAGGTGACACGATTGACTTGACGCAGTTTTCACCCGATGCAGAACGGATTGTTTTCGATGTCGGGTTTGAGAAGCCCTCCTATCTTTCGATCGACACCAGCAACCACTTAGTCGTGGGTTCGGGTGCGCACACCTGTTTCGTGAAACTCAAAGCGATCAACAGAATCGGTGCGACCGAGACGGGGAGCTTCGGTTTCTATCTGATTGTCCGTCAGGCAGCTGCGCCTGTATGGCGGGACGTATCGGCATTGACGATGCGTGCGGGAAGCAGTTATGACCTGTTCCCGTTGGTACCGGATGCAGACTCCATTGCGTTTCGGAGCGGTCGGACTCAGTTAGCCGGTAGCAGTGTATCCAATGGCGTGTTCACAGTCGACACCGTGGGCGGTATTGCAGCGTTCACTGCTCAGAGAGGGGGGCTTCGCAGCCATATTGCTATTGCGATAGATGTTGTGCAAGGGACGGGATCGGAGCGGGCGGACGTGTCCGGGTATCGTGTAGAGATTGCCGGCATAGATGTGACACCGGATGTCGTGGGATTTCCGAGCGTCTCGGAGACACTGGATCCGATTGTTATCAACGAGTATCGGGTGAACGAGGCATCGATTGTGCTGCGGAACAAGGGCGGTAAATACAACAGCACCCTCGCAGGCAATTTCTGGGAGACAAACGGTCTAAACGCCGGGGGTTTCCAGAACAGTGTGAAAATCTGGACACAGCATTCCGATGGGAGTGAGACCCTCCATTTTTCGGGGGCGATCAATGAATCTTTTGAGCCGATCCGTGAGGTAACGTTCAAATTGAATTGCGTGGACATCTCATCACGGTTGCGGAAGGCACTGGTGCAAAGTTTCGGGACATTAGAGAAATGGGATGCCCTGCGGAAACAGTCGGACGAAGACAGTTTTGAGGGGATCTATGTACCGGAAGGGTCGTTGGTGCCGATGCAGATCGGGACGGGTCAAGCGCGGAGCGATCGAACAGACGTAGACATCAGTCGGTTAGCATTGCCGAGCGAGGGACCGGTAGCAGCGAACACAGGCTACCTGACGCCAGCGGATTTCAGGACGGCGGGCGGTTTCTTGGAAGAGAACCCGGTATTGGGGTTCATGGCGGAGCATCGGTCGGAAGATGTGCGGTTTCTGATTCACCAGTTATCGATAAACAAGGAGGTCTACAACACCGAGATCGACATCCCTGGAGTTGAAGTCGAGGAGCCATTTCTGTTGAATCGTGGGAGCGTAGCGTTCAGTGTAGAGCAGACGCGGACAACGCGGGTGCCGGTGGATTGGGTACACGATTCCACGAACGATCGGGTGCTGATATTACTCTCGAACCCTGAAAGGCATATCGCGGATGTGTTAGTGCAGTATGATGTAGCGGGGGATCGGTATCGGGTGCTGCACACTTTCGACAAGGGTATCGCGGTGCATCGGATCGAGCGGCGGAGCGGGACCCACTATTACCTTCTGACATCTGCGAAGATCGCGCAAGATCGAAGTGCGGGTCAGTTACCGCGGCACACCGATGTCACAGGGTCTGTGTATGACAGTTTCGCGGAAGGCAGCGAGATCAAGATTTATCACTACACCACATCGACGGGCACATTGACAGAGCATGTCGCTGAAGACGATGCGTATCCGCCGCAGGTGGGTATCCATTACTGGCTCGGTTTTGAGAACGCGCTGTATATTGACACGTTTGAGGGGATCCGTCCGGACTATCGCGGCGCATTTAAGTGGCACAGCGACCACCTCTATTATCGGTATGCGAAAGATGGCGAGTTTGGTGTGGCGCGGGTGAGCATCGATGGCACGACGACGCAGCTGATGGGGGAGACGCGTGTGATAGACAACAATCACCTGAACTTCGCTTTCGATGTAACCGATGCGGGTGATGTGTACATGGCGTGTCACTGTAGCGTCCCCTTGGCAGCTGTGACAGTGGTTGCATCCACGTCTGTACCGGGTACGATTACGGTCGCCGACGACTTGAGCAGCTATTCAATACCGCTGCTATTGGAAATCAATCTTGTCAGTGTCCGGGTCCGCACAAATGCGAGTATTACCCTTAAAGGCACAGATGCAAATGGCGATCCACACACCCAACAAATTCAGGTTGGATCCGATGGCACCCGCACCATCACCCTGGAGCCGTACTTTTCGACGGTAACCTCTGTAACGTATTACAATTTATTTCAAGGTTCGTTCTCCATCACGACTGTTGCGACATCCTTCCCTGCGTTCGTCATCAAACGTCAGACATCGGGTGGCGTAGGATCTACTCCCCTGATGGACACCCGGACCCTTGGGGACCTCACAGATTTAGACGCAGCAGGGGGTGTGCATCTCGGTATCCATGAGTGCGTGTTTCATGCGAATCACCTTTACATTCTCGCGCAGATCGGGCGTGTAGCTGTCGAGGGGGACTCGACCGTCTCGTGGTCTCGGCAGAAAGCGGCCGGGATGGTGCTGTATAAATCCGATGTGACCGCGGCGAGTCCGAGTCTAACGGTTATAGAGACATGGGATTTTGTGACGCATTCGGCATGTAATCTGACAGTCCACAACGGTGCCGTCCATTTCGTTGAACATCCGCCGACTGCGACGCGGTTCAAACCGATCAATCCAGATGTGTAGGCGTTGGCAGTCGGTAAGAATAGCCGTCGGCGGTTGAAAAGGAATAGGTGAAAGTCGGGGTTAGAAACACGGTATAGAAGAGACAGACCGCAAACTGAAAAGTTTGCTCTACAAAGACAGGGCGCGACAAAGCGGGGGACAGCGGATGACATACAATTCTGAGATGGGATATAACGTTTTACCTGAAAGTCTCGGTGCGTTGAAACGTGTGAGTGCCAGCGGAGCCGTTGAGCATTTGGGATCCCTTTGGCACACCGACAGACCTTTTAACGTCTTTCCGACGCGGATGCTGAGCATTGACGGGGCCCTCCATCTGTGTGCGGGGTACGGGACTCTTGACGAACTGCTACGGTTCAACTCACGTGCGAGTGGTTCGGACAACATGGTGCATATCGTGTATGGCAAGACGTTGCACTATGTGGTGCCGCGGTTCTCACCGACCGGGAGTGTCTATGCGGCGTTAGCATCCCTGGCGAAAAGTGTGAATGCGACGCTGTCTTTTCGGAACAACACTGTTTTTATAAACGACCGGCGTCCGTACCGTGCGCAGACGGACGGTGCCACGGGGACAGGCGCGGGGGATTTGGGTTTCAGTGCTGCGAACAAAACATTCCCGTCACGCGGTTATCTGCTCATCGGGACAGAGATCCTGAAATACACCGGTATCAGTGGCGGGGCGTTTACAGGTATCGAGCGCGGGGTGTTAGGCAGCGCAATTGCCGACCATGCCGATGAGCGTGAGGTGCTGTATCTGGATACCCTCATTCAGACAGAGGGATTGGGGAGTCCGTATAAAGCGATCACCTTGCAATCGGACACGAATCGGATTTTCAACATTATTCGGGATTCTGGAGGGATCGCGGAGGTGCGCGATGAAGAGAGCATCGGGTTATACGGGGAACGTCCGTATACGTTGGATTTGGGATTGACGCGGCATGAAAAGGCGTGGATCGAGGAGATATTCAAGTCGTATTTGGAGGAGCTGAAGGACCTACAGAGCATTGTAAATGTACAGGTGCGCCCGGATTTTAGTCTGCGGCTCGGTCAGATTGTACCCTTTTTCTATGATAAGGGTTTGATTCGGGCGATGCGGATCGTTTCGGTGCGGTATGAACGGCGGACGACGCATCTGAAGGGGCGGACGTTGTAATAGCACGTTCGCTGCGCTCACTTTCAGGGGTCAGCGGTCAGCAATCAGCAACCTCTGAAATCCCAACCCCCCTGTATCCCCCCGCAGGCGGGAGGAGGGCAAGGAATAGAGAGGGAAACAGAAATGGCGATAACTCCCAATGCCCCAACGGGGCTGAACGTCGAGTTGACACCGACAACTGCTAACATCAGATGGAAAGCCCCGACGAATGGCGCGTCGCTTACAGGGTATGAAATCAGCTATGCGGAAGGCGCGTCCCCTGGGACGACATGGCTGCCGACGGAGCGTCTCTCGACCCGGTTCTTTGTGAAGGGCTTGCAGCGAGGCACACAATACACGTGGCAAGTGCGGGGTGTCAATGGTGCGGGTGCAGGAGAGACGAGCAGTGCTGTGACCGAGCGGACACCGATCGCCTCACTGGACAACGCGTTATTTTTCAAAGAGTGTGTGAACGCTCTCAATAATGGCGAACGGGTCAGTGAGCATGGCAACCCGTCTAACATTATCCGGACGGTCGCGGATAATAACTACAAGACATATTCGACTGTCAAGGATTACACGCTCAATATTGCGGTGAACGAGAAGCCAACGCGGGTGGATGCAGTGTTCGTGAAATGTAAAGGCGTGACGCGGCATTCTGGCACGCCGTCAGGGGGCGATGGGACGGGCTGGACGAACGTAAACCTGCCATCAACTGTTAAAAATTGGGAGGGTACAGACATCAGCACAACTGTTCTTGGATTCCAGCACCATCTGTATTTGCTCCCGGCGCATTTCACGGCGACATCGGTACGGGTGCAGTTTGAAGGAACGCATGTTGAGATATATGAGATGATGTTGTTGGAGTTTGGGATTTCCATAGATGCCAATGGTGATTTTACAGAGATCAACACCGATTTTGTGGATCGGGAAGGCGTTATTCATCCGGATCCCGGTGGGGGTATTGTCTACGACTCGCCTATCGGAGCGGATGAACGGGATAAATGGGAGATCGACTACGTGGTTCAGGTGGTTCCGGGCACAACGATTTTGCAAACGCCCGAAGAGTTTTTGTACTGGCGGTCAGAGAACCGGAATCATGTGCATGCGATGGAGCCGTCTCGGTTTCCGTGGCGCGTGTTTCCGTCAACCTTTGTGAGGAAGCGTGTGCCGGTGAGATATAGGACGGATGATAAACTTGGAGGAGAACTCATCAATTTTCGCGTAGCAGAGCAATGATAAATGTTTAAGAAACCCACTGACCACACCCCTCAATCTTATCGCTACCGACGCGCAGCGAAACGAAAAAACGAGATCGACACGCGAAAATGGTATCGGTTATTCCAAGAATTTTTGAGAAAACTGAAAGCGGATTAACGCAGCATTGGGGTTTCGGTCTAATTTCGCGGGCGAGGGGATCTTGCCCCTACTGTGATTTTTAGGGTTGCAGAATGGGAGACCCTCAAGGGTTTCCCTATACGGATGCACAGGCTAACAGCCTATGCTACAAAAAAAGGAGATACAAAATGTTTTTTCAGTTGATGTTTCAGAAAAGAGCAATTTGGTGCGTGTGCGCGATAGCGTTCGGGCTGGTGATGCTTTGGGGTGCGGATGCGGATGCGCAGTTGGCGGACTTAGACCTTCTCGACGAGGACGACCGTTCGTTCGGTGCGTCGGTGACAGCAATGCCAGACCCCTCGACAGGTGCGTTTGCTGAAGCTCGCGCTGCGATTCTGTTGCTACCGTTGAATATCAAGCGGTTGCGGTTTGAAGGCGGTGCGGGTGCCTACTTCACACAGTCGATTGTAGAAGGTGCGGGTGCCTCAGCACTGCAATGGCGTGTGCAGGGGGGACCCCACTGGGGATATTTCGGACTCCAATTCTATGTCGAAGGGCTTTGGAAGCAGGGCATTGATTATGCGGGCTTCGTGCGGCTCGGTGAATTCGATCTCGGTCGGGTCATCCTCTCTGGGGGTTTGGGCACACTCGTGCGTGCGGATACGCAGACGGATTTGGCAATCGGGATTGAACGCAATGCTCCTGCAGGGGGCGATGTGAAAGTCAAAGGGTTGATACTGGGTGCTGCTGAGGTGGATACCGAGCTGTTTGAGTCATTACGGATGCTTGGGACGGTGTTGCCGGGTGGCGAAGACGATCCAACAGATGTCGTGAGTGAATTGCAATTGGCATACTCGCTCGGCAGGATACATCTCGCGGGTCTTGGTCGGATCGGCTGGGAACGCGGTGAATGGAGCCGGCGGTATACGTTTCTGGTAACAGTTCCGTTTTAGAAAGGCGGTCAGCGATCGGCGGTCAGCGGTCAGAGGACGCAAAAAGGAGGCACAGGCTAACAGCCTATGCTACACCCGTTTTGCAAACAAAACGGGGTGATGTCCCGTCGGTACATCACCCTGTTTTGCGGTTAAGGTTAGTTCAAACAAATTTTATCCCTGAAATAACCTTTTTGTAGCTACTACTCATTTGACGTCTTGAGGTCTCCCCAGGTCGTCGTGGCTTTGCCGGCAGCACCGATATGCCCTTTGAGTCGGATGCCGCGGGTCAATGTCTGACG